ATCCAGATTTTGCCAGCGAGAGTTTTTTAAGGGTGGCCTCTCCGGGCCGCTTGCCGCGTCGCGACTCTGACATTTTGTCCCGCGTCTCTTTTCCGGGGATCACGCCGGCGTTTGATCCTGCAATCAGCGCTCGGTTCAAAAGCGGCCCATTCGCCTTGTAGCGATCCATCCAGACTTGCTCGGCCCCGATAAGTTCCTCTTGCGGGCATTGCTCAAGGACAACGAAAGCAAAGGCGCTCTCTCCCAATTCGGTCCACGCCTTCTGAAGTATCGGGCTGTTGTTTGTTCCGGCCCTTAGTTTGTTGCGATGCTGCTTCCAGCGATCTTTGATGCATGCAGTGCTACCAATATACGCGCGCCCGTCGGCACAGGTGATTGCGTACACAGCCGATATCGAGAGTGGATGTTTCGCCAAGGCGTAGCCTTCCCGAGGTGCGCCGTTAGCAGCGCAGAACATCCCACAACCTAGCACAAACCCGGAACATCAACCACGGCTGGTCAGCGGCCGCCTGATCCCCTCACATCGAAAGGAGCGCCAGATGACTCCGAGCGCGAAATGCGAGGCCTTCATCAAAGGCTTCGAGAAATGCCGTCTTGTCGGCTATCTCCCTACGCCCGACGACAAACCCACGCTGGGCTGGGGATCGACGGGGCCTGACGTCAAAATCGGCATGACCTGGACCCAAGCACAAGCTGATCAACGGTTCGCGGCGGACCTGGTCAAGTTCTCGGCCGGCTTGGACGGGCTGATCGACGCCAGCCGTACGACGCAGGGCCAGTTCGACGCTCTAGTGTCCTTCGCCTACAATTGCGGCCTAGAGGCCCTGAAGTCCTCGACCCTCCTGCGGATGCACAAGGACGGCGAGTATGAGAACGCCCGGCTTCAGTTCGGACGCTGGAACAAGCAGGCCGGGAAGGTGCTCGGCGGGCTCACCAAGCGCCGCGCCGCCGAGGCTGAGATCTACAGGGGTGCAGCATGATCGCCGCCGCCTTCGCCTTTCTCCGCTCACCGCTCGGCAAGTACGGAGCCATAACGCTCGCCGTGGCCCTGGCGCTCTGGAGCATTCACCACGCGGGCTATTCGGCCGGCGTAAAGCACGAGCAAGCCCAATACGCCAAAGCCCTCGCCAAGGCCGAAAAGAAGGCCGCTGAGACCAAGAAGGAGTCCGACGCGATCACCGCGAAGGTCGAGGTCACGCACATCCAGACGGTCGAGAAAATCCGCACCGTAACTCAGACCCTCATTAAGGAGGTTCCGTATGCAGTTCCGTCCGATCCTGCTCGCCAGTCTCTCAGCGTCGGCTTTGTGCGCCTGCACGACGCCGCTGCCACCGGTGATCCCGGCCTTTCCGACCCCACCGGCCGCGCTGATGCAGAAGCCTCGGGAGTTACAGACCCTGATCTCTCACGAGTCATTCTCGCGAACTACGAAACCTGCCGCATCAATGCAGAAACAGTGATCGCCTGGCAGTCTTGGGCGACTGACCAGGCCGCACTTTACGCGAAGAACTACGGCGCTCAGCGCTGACGGCTCCCCTAGGGTAGAGCCTACGATAGGAGTTCAGCGGCAAAGGATATCGCGAGACATCCAGCCGCGACAAGCGCCCAAGCCCAGGCTGGGGCGTACAAGATGAAGTCGTCGACCCTATCGCGGATTTTCATCGCTATCTCCTACAACAAGGCCCGGTTCGCTTCGGCGGCCGGGCCTTTCGCGTTTCAGATGGGCCGACCCGATCCATCAACCGGAACCTCGCTCGTCGCCCACTTCGCGAAATTGGCGGTCGAGATGCACGACGTCCTGACGAAGCCGCCCAGCGGCAATTGCTTGTGATGACGCCCGAAGACGACGAAGCTTTCGTCAGCGCCCCAGTTTATCACGATGCGGATGTCGTTGTTCTTGCCGCCACGATACGCGCGGTTCAAGCCGATGTCCTCGATCTTCACCCCTCACTCCTCCTTAGCTGATAGAGCGGAGGGCTCATCGAGCACCAGGGCTGCGTCGATGTAGGCGCACCCCTTAAGGCCAGTGTCGATGCAGACCGCTTCGCCTTCCGACCAGCCAGAGCCAAGCGGCAGGCGTTTGACGCGGATCGTGATGTATTCGTCGTTCATCTTCTCGCTCACGGCGTCTCTCCTTGTGGGGGGCTAGGCGGCTGGAGGGGCGGGAAGGGGCATCCAGTGGGTCGCCCGGTGGCTCTCGGTGCACATGGCATACGAGAAGAAGCGCCGCTTGGCATGGTCCTTCTCGGTCAGGTCCCACTTCATCGGCCCGACGCGGGGTCCATTCGGTGAGGTGTAGTGGGCGAGGAAGATCGAGCCGTCTTTCGGAGCGCCGGTCATGGGCTGCCACCCCCTCGCGAGCGCAGCCGTCACACCGTGGTTGACTACATCCCGCTCACCACTGTGGTCGTGGGGGACAGGTCCCGGGAGACCGTCTAATTCTTCAACCATTTCAAGCTCCATACGGCCAAAGGCCTGGGGGTTAGGCTTCGTCGTCCTGATCGAATGGGCCGAACTCACGACGTTCGCAGGTCACGCAGATCACGCCGACGCCGGAGACTGAGACTAGGTCTTCATCGACCGAGCCGCACATCTCGCATTCATGGTCTTCCATGGCCGTCTCTCTCCTACAGAAGCTGTGATGCTGGGTTAGGCGGCTACGTCTTCCGGGGGCGTGCGCGTGAAGTGAGCGCCGTTTATGTGGGCTCGACCGATGATGCACTCGGCAACGACCGAAGAAATGTCCTCAGTCGGCCACAGGGCCATCAGGGCTACGAGCGCCTTGTAGGCATCTCCAGAAACCTCGACCGTAACAGTGTTGTCTTCCATCTAGCCCTCCATGCTCAGGCCGTCGCGCAACGCGATCAGCTCGGGGTCAGTCTTGCGCCAGCAGAGTTGATCCCAGACGTACGCCAGGACTTCCTCCAGCGTGTCGGTGTCGTATCGGGCGTCAGCGAGCGCCAGCTTGGCGATGTCGCGGCCGACGTCTTTGCTCTTCGAGGCCATCTGGCGCTCTCCGTCTACGGCCTGGGCCGCGTTGTGGTGGGTGTTAGGCGGTCGGGTCGGGATGCTCGGCTTCAAGGTCCGACCACGCCTTGGCGACAAGGCGGTCTCGCTCCGCTTGGTCTATCCGGCGAAGATGCAGTTTGAGATCCGCATCCTCGATCTTGTACCGACAGAAGCGCTTGGCCTCAGCCAGTGAGCTTCTCGCCGAGCCCTCGATCACGCTGATTCCCCCGACAGTTCCGCCAAAAGCTGCTCATTGGTCATGAGGCTAAATTCCGCCTCCAGCTCATCCAGTTCGGCGAAGACCTCGTCGAGGGACTTGGAGGGCGTCTGCGCGGCGAGTACGGCGCGGCGCTCGGCGTCCTGACCCGCGCGCTCTGCTTCAGACGCGTCGGCGAACTCGCCACGGAAGCACTCTGCGCCAGCCCAGTCGTACGCGACGACCGTGAACAGGCCGGTCTCTTTGCTCTTGGCGCTCCGCGTCCACATCGTTCGCTCTCCTCCGGCCATAGGCCGCGTTAGGGTGGGTGTTAGGCGGCCTTGAGCTTGGCGTTGATCTTGTTGAGCTCGAACGCCACGGCCGACTTGAGGCCGCCGGTGATGGCTTCGTTCGCCGTCTTCAGGGCCTCCTGCATGGCCTTTGCGATCTCGTCGTTCAGGCGCTTGTCGATCAGGAAGGCGACGCGGGTGGTTGCGTCCTTGTAGCCGTAGGAGTCGCGTCCGCTGGACGAGTACTCCTTCTTGGACTTGCCCTCGAAGTTCACGCCCTCGGTCAGGTACTCGTTGGCGCGGCGGATGATGTACTCGGTGATGGTCTCGGGCTCGCGCTTGGGCTCGCCGTAACCATTCGTCGACTGGATTTTGTAGTTGTCGATGTACGAGGTGATCGAGCCGTCAAGGGCGGGAGCGATCAGCCGCTCAACGCTCTCGTCGACACGGGTCAGGATGGCCTCGCGGATCGAGGTCTGAAACTTGCTGACGATGGCGACGGGCTCGCCGTCCTCGTCGCTGACGCTGCTGGTCAGGAAGCGTTCGATCAGGGCCTCGGTGAGGCGGTCTTGCATTTGTTCGACCGACAGGCCGAGGCTTTCCAGGGTGATGTTCATTCGATGGTTCCTTGAGGGTTAGTCTGCGGGCGAAGCCGCCTTGCGCTTCAATCTGATATCTAATAAATAACTGATATCAGAATGGCGTCAATAGCGGATATCAGAAATTGTCAGCGGCAATGGAATCCGATACGGCTCCCCGCGTGGGACGCAGGGCCAAGAACTTCGTTGAGCAGATGGTCGCGCGTTTCCGCGAGGGGACGTTCGCGAGGATCGCTGCCGCCCTACGCTCGGACGAGACGCGAACCGACTTCGTTCAGGAGGCTGTTGAGGCCGAGCTGAAGCGCCGCGAGGGTGGCCGGTGACCAAGTACAACACCCACGCCTACGTCTACGCCGTTGGGCATGACGTCGGCCCGCAGAAGATCGGCTACAGTACCCGTCCCCAGTCCAGGATGCGGAGCCTGCGCGCCGAAACCGGCCAGCTTGTCACCGTCCAGGCCGCCTATCCTATCGCGAGGGAGTGGGCGATCCACGCCGAGCGCATGGCCCATTGGCTGTTGAGGGCGAAGCACTTCCGCAACGAATGGTTCAACTGCACGCCGGCCGAGGCCGAAGAGGCTGTGAAGTTGGCCACGTCGATCAACTATGACGCAGCTGACTACGTGCCGACCGTCGTCCGTCCGAACGCCCTCTACGATGAGCAAATCACGCTACGCCTCGTTCGAGGGACCTTCGCGCGCATCGAGGAGGTTGTCGGTAGCCGCGATCGTGCCGACTTCATCCGCGCCGCTATCGACGACGCGTGCGAGCGCCTCTCCAAGCCCAAGCCCTGAGCCCGTTGTGTCTCACGAAACCCGGTTTCACGTTACACAAGCAGTCTTGTGATCAATGCGTGAGCGACAAGCCCAAGCCCTAGAGAGAGATGATGCCGGTCATGACGATCATCGGGGCGGAGTGGAACCGCCAGGGCGTGACGCGCGAGGTCGTTCTGTTCCGCGACTACGCCTTCAAGATCCCCAAACTGATCTATGGCTGGCGGATGTTCCTGTGCGGACTTCTCGCCAACATGCAGGAAGCGCAGTTCGGCCGCTGCGGGTGGCCAGAGGTTTGCCCCGTCTCCTTCGCCGTGCCGGGCGGCTGGCTGATCGTGATGCGCCGCGCGAGGCCGCTCACCGACGCGGAATGGGCCGGCTTCGACGCCGCCGCCTTTGTGAACCAGGAAGACCGCATGATCCCCGCCGAGACGAAGCGGGACAGCTTTGGCATGTTGGACGGGCGGATCGTCGCGCTCGACTATGGGAACTAGCCCTAACGGGGATTCACAAGGGCTGCGGATATGGTAGAAGAGCCCTTGCTGCATCTGCCGGTGTTGGACCGGATAGCCTCCCAAGGCGAAGATCGCGATGGGCACTTGACCTAGTCACCCAGGCCCTAGGGAACGTGACCCGCAGCATTGGGCGGCTGACCGGGCTTTTCTCAGTCGGCCGCCCGCTTCCACCTGAAAATCGGGTCCCGCACCAAATGCGCTGAGACGCTGATAAACCCGGCCGGCGCTCCGCAGCGGGAGCACTTGAAAGCCCCGCTCTCGGCGAGATCCTGAAGCGTCCGCTCCCGCCAAGGCCCAGGCCTTGAGCAATCCACACCTCGACCCCCACACCTATTGTCGCACCAAGCCGTAACGCTACGGCCTAGGCGGTCGCAGTCGGCGGGGGTGAGGGGGTCAGGCTCGGACGAAGGGGATGACATTTGCGCAGGGCGATGTAGTGGCGAACTTCTCCCAGGCCTCCATGAGCGCCCGCCGCTTGGCGAGGGCGTCGCTACGGCGATAGGCGCGCTCAACGGCATTTCCGACAGCGTGGGCCAGGGCTTCCTCGACCAACTCGCGGGGGTGGCCGGTGCAGTCGCCCGCCCAATCTCGGAAAGCCGAGCGGAATCCATGGACTGTGAAGGCTTCTTCCATCCGCCGCAGAAGCATCAGCATCGCCATGCGCGACAGCGGCTCAATGCGCTGGTCGCCGGGGAAAATGAAATCGCCATTAGCCTTTAGCGGCGCGACCTCATCCAATATCTCGCGCATGCGGGCGGTGATTGGGACGCGGTGCGGCTTGCCGGCCTTCATACGGTCGGCCGGGATAGTCCAGACGTCGCCGCTGATCTCCGCCCAGGTCGCCTCGCGGGTCTCGGTCGTCCTAGTCGCGGCGAGGATCGTGAACTCCAGGGCCCGCGCGGCCATCGCCGGCCGGGCGCGAAGCCGCTGGATGAACGCCGGAACGCCATCGTAGGCGAGGGCGGTGTGGTGGCCCCTGGCGCGCGGCTGCTTGGCGAGGAGTAGCTGCAGGTGACCGCGCCAGCGCGCCGGGTTCTCGCCTGTCCGCAGGCCTTTCACCTTGGCGACGTCCAGAACCCGCTCGATGCGGGACCGGACTCGCGAGGCGGTTTCGGGGATCGCATGCCAGATCGGCTTGAGCACCAAGAGCACATCAGCCGTGTCGACGTCTGAGACCGGTCGTTTGGCGATGGCGCCTGCGTGGGTCTTCAGGCTCGCCCGCCATTGATCCGCGCTCTTGGGGTTCTTCCAGCCTGGCGTCAGATCGACGATAACCTGTTCGGCGAAGTCCTCGAATGAGACCGCGGCTCCTGTCTCAAGCCTGCGCGCGCCGATCGGGTCAACGCCGTCGGCGACCATTTGCCGCGCCGTGGCGGCGCTCTGGCGCGCGGAAGCCAGGGAAACGACTTCAGCGGACCCGAGGCCCATTTCCCTGCGCCGGCCGCGCCAGAAGAAGACCAGCACCCAGCGACGGTTCAAGGTCTGATCGACCTTAAGGTATAGCCCCGCGCCGTCAGCGTGCATGCCCGGTTCGCGGAGCGCTGCGACAGTCTTGACGGTGAGTCGGTTGACGGCGCGAGCCATGGTGGTCCTCAGAACGTAGGCAGAACCTACCGCCTCGCCCTGAGCCTCGCCAGCCTAAGTCCCGTCCTAAGTCGGGCCCTAAGTCAGCGTGCTACGATGTGCGACAACCTGCGATTGGCCGGGCCTGAAAACCTTGTGCTCAAAGAGGGTTCTGCGGCAAGGCGCTACAGCCTGCGACAGGGTTGTGGCGGACAGGGTGTCCGCCATACTGGCCTGGCGCCGCAAGGGTTTGAGGGGTTCGCAAAATCTGCGCCCTAAGTCCAGCCCTAAGCGGCGCTCCTTGATACCGCCGGGGCCTCCTGGATTAGGCGCTCCAGATCGGCCACCGGAATGACCGTCCGCCCGACCACCTTCCGCATGGTGATTGCGCCCTCACGGTGGCGCCGGTACAGCGTGTCGCGGGACAGGCCCGTGGCCTCTACCGCCTCGCTGATCGTGTAGGCAATTTTGCCGGTCATTGCTGCTCCCCCTCCTTAGATAGGGCGCGGGCCAGCTTTCCGACGCTGGCGCAGGGTTCGAACTTGCGTGCGATCGGGTCCCACGTGCGCGGATCGGTGTGCTGCGTGAACCGGCTGTTCTCCACCACGATACGGCGCTTGCAGGTCGGGCAAGTGCTTTCGATCAGCTCACCGGTCATCGGTCTTGGCCTCCTGGAGGGCTTGGCGATCGGTCAGTGACCTAGCGATTTCCCTCAGCGGCTTGGCGACTTCGTGTAGGCCGATCAGCACGAGAAGGCCTGCGGCGAGAATGCTCATGGCCATGCTACCCCTCCCCCAGAGAGGGAGCGGCTGCAATCATGGCGCGGTAAGAAGCGTTGGCACCCTCGACTTCGACCGGATCGGCTTCCCGACGAGCTGCCATCACAGCAGCCTCGGCCTCTGTGGCCCCCGCGTCGAGATAGTCATTCTTCCAAGTCGCGTGGCGCATGGCCATCGTGATCTCGTGCGGGACCAGCGCCCGCCCCTCCGGCGGCTGATAGGGAGCGGCTGGCAACGCTAGGATGGCGTCGGCGTCCTTGAGGTAGCACTTCCAGACGGGGACACTAATCCCGCCCTCCAAGACGATCTTTGCCTCAAGCTCCCGATGGCCCTTCAACTCGGCGAGTTTCTTGGCAAGCGTTTCTCGCTCCGGCTTCCACCCTCCCGTCCCTACAGGAGAGGCAAAGAGGGGGATCGCTTCGCGGGGCACAAAATTATCGGAGCGCCGCTGCGCCTCAACCCGCGCCGTCCTTTCGGAGGCGTAGCAGGGTACGTGAACCTTCCCAGTGCGAGGATCGCGAAGGCCCCACACGACCGCCTCGCCCTGACCCGCCCCACGTGCTGCGAGATCGGCTATCGGTTCGGCATCGAAAGCTTCGGCCGGCGCGCTCGGGGCATAGGCGCCGTTACCCTGCTCCGCGCCCTTCACGAGAGCGGCGTCATCCGTGGCGAGCCGCGCGGCGACCAGAAGGTCGAGTTCGCTGGCGACGCGGGAGAAGAGGGCCAAGCGGGGCTCGTCGCCAGTCATGTCGGCCACGGACGCTTCGAGGCGCCAGCGCGAGACCAACTGGCAGAGTTGTTGAAGGTCTTCGGTCATGCTTGGTCTCCAGGATTGCAGATCGGGCAATCAGGTTCGGACTCGACGCCTTCGGTGGCGCCACAGATGAAGCAGGGCGGAATCGACCCATCACCGATGAAGGCCAGCAGGTTCTCGCCTGCCGCTCGGATCTGATCGCCGAACTTCTCAATGTCCGGATGTCCGGCGAGCATGTTCGGCTCGATCGTCAGGATGGACTCGCCATCGACCGACACGGTGACGGACCAGTAAGGCTTCTCGCTCATCCGGCTTGGTCCTTTCGGCTAGGTCGCCCCATGATCAGGTCTTCGAAGGCCGTCCGCTCCTCACGAAGCGAGACGATGTTCGCCGACATCTGAAACGGTTGGGATGTTTCGACGCGCTCGATGGCCCGGCGGAGCCGGTCCCACGCGTTGACGATTTCGAGTTGATCGGGTTCGCGGCGGGCCATCTACGACGCCCCGTCCTTCTGCTCGTTCGCCAAGCCATCGTTCAGGCACTCCAGGGCGCACTCCAGGCGACCCTTGAGCCGATCGAAGACGCGCTGAGCGTTTGAACCACGCTTCGAGGCGGCCCAACGTTGGTCGAGCTCCTTCATGTCCTCCAGGGCGCCCCGGACAGCGCCACGGGCCATGTCAGCTTCCATTTCGAGCTTGGGTCGCATCTAGCCCTCCCCCTGCTCGACCGGCGCGGCCTGGGGCGATAGGAGGGCGTCGCAGATATCAGCAGCTTCGCCCAAGACACGTTTCATGGCCTCTTTGGTCGACTGCCGGTAGGCCTCGCCGATTTTCTGACGGACGACCTTCACCCGCTCCCCGGCGGACTGGCGGCCTTCTTGGCGGGCGGCGTCGATCAGGGCTTGAGCGGTCTCGTCGTGGGTGAGGCTGGCCGCGAAGGCGAGGGCGATGAGTTCGTACCGAGTCTGGAACGTCGGAGCGTAGTCTTCCCAATTCAGCCATTTGTATTCGTGACGCCCCCTTTCGCGCTCGGCATCGAACAGCTTCTCGCCTAGGCTCTTGTCCTCGTTCTGGTCACTCAGCATTGGTGGTCTCCGGGGTGGGGGCGGGTTGACCATGGCGCGGCGAGAAGCCGTATTTCGCGTTGGCCGCCAAACGTGTGGCTTTGGCCTCCTCGAAAGTGTCGAATGTTCCGAGGCAGATGCGCTTCCGGTTTACGGTGATCTTCGCTTGCCATCGTCCCTGAGCAGTTAGGCGGACACCTGACGCACCGCTGGTGTTGTTGGCGTTGAGTTTCGCGTTCTTGGCGTTCTCAAACCGGTCAACCGCTCTGAGGTTTGACTTGCGATTGTTCAGCGTATTCCCGTCGATATGATCGACCTGCTCCTTTGGCCATGCCCCACTGAGCAACAGCCAAATCACCCTATGGGCCTGAACGGTCCGGCCAAGAAGTTTGCCGACCAGATACCCATGAACACCGACATTCCCGAGCGCTTCCGTGCCCGCATAGCGTCGATTCCAGGCTTGGCAGTCGCGAGGGATGGAGAACATTTCCATCCCCCTCGTTTTCCAAGTGAGGCGTCCACTCTCCGGGTCATAGTCCAGCAGCGCGGCGACTTGCTCAGAGGTTATGGGTCGCCGCTGCTTTCGGGAATTGATGGCGTCGAGTCCGTTCTTCCGGTCCATCTCGATCTGTTCGATTTGCGCGGTCAGCACCCGCTCACTGGCTTCGGCGGCTGAGAGGAGATCGGCGGCTTCGGCGTAGATGCCGCCGCCGTATTGCGGGTACTCGCGTTCAAAGGCCGCCGCGATCCTCCGCAGCCGCTCCACGGCTTCTTTCAGGCCATCAGCCATGGTCAGGAGCCCCTTGCTGGAGGGCGAGTTTGGCCCGTGCCGCGAGCGTGTGAGCGAGTTCGACGCCCTCATTGTAGTTCTTGGCCTCGGCGTCGTCGGCGGTGAGCTTCAGGAAGCCCTCGCCGGTGGCTATGGCTTCAAGCGCCTCCCGTAGCCGCTCGTTCTCCTGCCGAAGGACAGCCAGATCCGACGTCAGGTCGCGGATCACAGCTTCCGAGGTGGCGAACTGCGTCTCGGCTTCTTCAAGGGCGCCGAGAAGGGATAGGACGACGAACGGCTGAACAGCCGAGAAGAACTGAACGACGACATCGTTCTTGTGCAGACCGGGAAGCGAGATAACGCAGCGTGTAGCCGGGTTCATGCTCACAAGGTTAGTGTGAGGCCTCGGGCCGCTGTCGTCGGTGAACGCGGCCCATGTTTGATAGGGCGCGTTCAGCGCCTTCGCCTTCAGGTCTTCCCGCACTTCAGGGGTTAGAGCGGCTACGACCCGCTCTCGTTGTTCAGTTTCAATGGGGGTGGTCATGGGATTAGGACTCCAAAGCGCTGAAATCGTGCTTCTCGAGTTTGGCGATCTGTTTCTTGAGGCTGGCGATCTTCTTCACGCGCGCTGCTTCAGCAGCGGTAACGGCCTCTGCATAAGTCTCGTGAATGTCCGCGCCGACCTTAAAGCTGGTCCATCCGTTGGAGCCCGGCCGAGCGTCGTAAGCGCGCTGGTCGGTGTGGTCAGGAAACCGAACCGGCAATTCGATGATCCGGCTCGTTAGGGCGAACTTTGATGCCCACATCATTTTGGTTTGGGTCTCGGTCATGGGGTGTTCCTTGGGAAGGAAAGAGGGGGTCAGGCGGCGGCCTGGCGCTGGTCTTGAAGCCAATCGATCAACTGCCGGCCGATGTGCTCGGTGAAGGGCGGAGGAACGGCCTCGGACACCTCCGTCATGGTCGCCCACGGCATCTGCATCAGCCGCTTGGCGAGGGCCTGGCGATCCTCTCCGGGAAGATCGACGGTTCGTCCGGTACCTTTGCCCGTGCGGAAGCCTTCACCGCGGACGCGAAGGTGCGCGCCGTAGACGCCAGCGATCGGGAGGCCGCCCGTTCCGGGATCAGCCGGCGCCGTCATCCCCCAGTTGGTTTCGAACAGGCGCTCGCGGCTCAGCACGAACTTGCGGCCATGGCTGTCGACAACGTGCATGCCGAACATGGTCCCGAACAGCGAGACAGGGTTGATCAGGTGCTTGCGGACGCGGCGGACGTTTTCGATGACATAGGGCCGACCCGACGCCTTCAGCCACGTGCGCGTCTGTGGAATTAGGTTCGTGTGACGGTGGCGCGCGTGCTCCGGCGTCAGCTCTGAACCGAACTGACATGGCGGGCTCGCGTGGATCGCTGCAAAGTCCTCCAGGCCCAAAAGCTCGATGCTTCCGTCCCGGTGCGTGAACGCGACCTTCTCGCCGGCCAGGAGGAGCGCCAGCACGGCCAGCACGTCGCCCCGGTGGAAGGCATAGGGGTAGTTCCGCTGCGGGTTGATATCGACGCCGTAGACCTCGAACCCCGCGTCCGCGTAGCCCTTGGCGGCGCCACCAGCGCACGAGAACAGGTCGAGAAGGCGAGGCCGGCTCACGACCGCCCACCTTCGCGGCTGTCCCCAGAGCCTTGGATGGGGGTGGAGATGTCCATTTTGGTCAGCCCGGAACCCACCCCGGTGTGACCCTTCGGGCCATCGGTAGGCGGGGCAGCGGTCTGGAGGGGCGCCGATGTGTCGTCGTCCAGCGTTGCTTCGAGCCGTTCTAGGCTGTCGTTGTCGAAGTCCTTGCCGGCCCCCTGCTTCTTCCAGGCTGGATGGCAGGGAGCGACCGGATAGAGCGTGTCGCGCTCCCAGCCCTCGGTGTAGACATCGATGTCGATCAGCACGCCGTTCACGCACTCGACGTCCTCGCCGTAGCGATTGCCGAGGAAGCCGTTGCGGCAGAAGGCGCACTTCACCGGAGGGGCCGACACGTCGATCGCGTAGACCTCGACCGGATCGGGTCCGAAGTGCTCGTGCGTCATCGTCTTGCGCGTGACGCCGCGCCACGGGATCACGAGGCGCTTGGCATGGTCGCCCCAGGCCGGATAGCCCAAGGTCATGATGACGAAGTCGTAGGCGCGGCCCTCCAGGGCCTTCGTCCAGCGCGGCTTTACGAACCGGTATTCCTCCAGCTTGGTCCCGGCCTTGATCTGGTCGAAGTAGACGCCCTTGACCTGCAAAGTGAGGATCTCACCCATGGCTACTGATCCCCTCTAGAAGAGGAAGGGGGAGTTATTGGTTTTTCATCCCGGAACGGTTGAGAAACCTCTACGGCGACTTGCTCTGTACTTGAGGCAGGCGTCGGCGTGATTGCCGCGCCAAGGGTGGGTTCGATCGTTACGCCGTGACGCGCGATGGCGGCCCTGGCTCTGGCCAAATCGTATCGAGCCTGATCAGCCGCAATTTCAGCGGCGATGGCGTTCACTTCCGCTTGCTCCACCTCCGTGTACGGAGGGCGTGTGACCAACTCCTCGCCCCGCGTATCGTCGAAAGTCCAGGGCGTCGGAAAGATCGCGCGGTGGCGCTCAAACCAAGCCTTCAGGACTTCGTCCAAGTCATCCTCGGCCGCTTTTTCAGCCGCCCGCCCGCCCACATAACCGTCAAAGCCGTCGTCACCGAACATCCCGTCGTCAGACGCTTTCTCGGCGGCTAGATCCATGATCTCGGCGGCACCGGGAATGGCATTCCAGAACGTCCCCTTGGTCGCGCTTATCAGCGTGAAGACATCGCCCGGCTCGAATTCACGGAGCGCGGCTCGCATGGCGGCTTCTCGGCTCACCTCGGGTCCGCCCGTGTAGTTCTCGGGCTGTTCGCCGGCCGCCCAGTACCATTGGAACCCGTCCTGGTCCGTGGTGAGCGGAGCCGCTGCTACCAAGCCGGCCTCATCCCGCGAACCGCTGCCCACGGGTCCACCGTTCCGGGCGGAGCCCTGTTCTTGTCTGATCTCACCCATTTGTTTCTTCCTTATGCGTAGGGGTGGGGGACATGGCTCGGAAGCGAGCGATTACCGGCGCGCCCTCTCCGCCGGCCAGGAACGCGGCCCTGAGGGCGGCGCAGAGTTCAGGCGGATGGATGCCAAGGCGCTCCCACCAGGCCCGCTCGTTCATGCGGTGCTGGGCGTCGGGACCTTCGCGATGGCAAGAGGCGCAGCCCGGCGCGGTTCGATCGTCGCTCGGCTTGCGCTGCATCGGTGTTGGCGCCCAGCCATCGGCCGGGTAGCCGGCGCGGATGTGCATCGCCTCGACGCCGCGTGTCGTACCGCAGCAGATGCAGGGCAAGCGGCGGATCCACGCCAGATAGACGTTGTCGCGCTCGCGGACGGCCTTCGGCTGTGCCAGCGTCGAGGCTTTCCAAGCCTGGACGTGCTTGATCGCGGCGGCCTTGCGCTCCTTGCGCTGGCGGGCCTTGTCGGCGCGAACCGTATCGTAGGCCTGGCGGAGTTCTGGCGATCGGATCACAGGATCACCGGCCTGCCCGTCACGGGGTCACGCTTGAGGTCAGGGAAAAGCGGGGTGGCCGGCGCCTTGGTGTCGAAGCGGACGAGATATTCGCGCTGCGCCTTGCACCAGGCCTTGTACGGCCAATGGGCGGCGTGGCCCCACGGGTAGGCGTCCCGGATGATCCGCCGACGCTCCTTGAGCGGGGTTTCATCCGGGATGGTCGCGCCAACCTGGGCGACCATCTCGCGCGCGATGCGGGACCAGTCCATCAGGCGGCCTCCGCCTGGCGCTGGAGCGTGGTCACGTCCACGCCGATCAGGTTGGAGACGAAGGCGAGGGTCGCCTCTTTGCTGGCCTGAAACTCACGGAAGTCCATCTCCTCTTCGGATTGGCTCTTGGCCGTCCGAACCACGACAACGTCTTCGGCGATGCTGACGATGGCGAAATCATCCGTCGGCCGCATGTTGCCGACGACGCGGCGCGCATCGAGGGCGCTGGCGCAGATGATCCGGGTCTCGTCGTAGTAGCCCGTCAGGATCAGGGCTCGCTTTCTCAGCGCTTTTTCCGACGGATATTCGGCCGTGAGCCGGTCCGGCAGGTTCTCCCACGCCGTGCGGATCAAGCCGAAATACTGGCGGTGCGTCTCAGGCGACCGGTCGCGCGGAACGGCGAGTGTGTAGGTCTCGCCGTCCACGTAGAGTCGGGCGGCGGCGCGCTCAGCGGTGGGCGCCACGACCATGGCCATGCGCTTTTGGTCCCAGACAAAGGGAAGGCCGATGCTCATTCGCCTGAGGCTCCATAGATGGCGGCGTCAGCGGCCTTAGCGGTCGCTTCGTCGCGGAATTTGATAAGGAGGGCCGGCGCGCCGTCGGGAGCCGTAGCCAGTTCCCAGCGCCCGGCTTGGCCGAAGGCGCGGAGGTCGCGGACGTTCTCGCCGAACCGGCGCAAGTTCGCCGCCTCGCTGGCCCGAAGCTGTTCACCCTTGGCCTCGGCCGCGCGCTGTTCAGCGGCGATCCGGGCCTTGACGGCATGGGAAAGGGAGGCGGCGGGCTGCATCAGGCGGCCATAGCCGGCTGGCTGAAGCGGCGAACCTTGTCGACCAGCTCGGCCAATTCTTCCTTGAAGATGCGGACTTCACGGGCGAGTTCGGCGATGTACAGCTCGTCGCGGTAGGCGCGAGCAATGGGCATCGGCATGTCGGGACAGAAGGGCGGCCAATCCACCCAGACCCGCTCGCTGATCCAGAGCTGACCCTGGCATTGAGCCTTGTGCTCGGCGGCGATCGTGTCGTCCCAGTTGGCCAGGACAGCGACCATCAGGTCGTCGCTCTTGGCCTTGAATTCGGCGATGCCATCATTGCCGACCATGCGGTCAAGGCTGGCGCCGGCGCCGTGGTTCTTCATGAAGCCGACCCGCGTCAGCTCCTGGCCGGTCAGATAGGCGTACTGACGCGCCGCCGCTTCTTCCTGCTCATGCCCGCGCTTGGTGTCGTCGTTGGAGAAGCTCCGCATCGGGCGGCCGGTGATGATCTCCCCGGCCAGCTTGTGCATGTAGCTGTTGCGGGTCTTGCGGTCAGTGCCGTTCTTCGCCGGCGCCATCACGGCCTTGAACATCGAGGCCGTGGGGATGCCCATGCGGGCCTCTATCCATTCCGGCGAATTCTGTTCGCAGTTGATGATCTCGATTGCCATGGTCAGGCAGCCTTTCGGTTCTGGACCAGCCACATGGCGTGGTCGAATTTGTCGGAGGGGATGGCGGCGAGGTCGCGGACGCCCAGGAACTCCAGCAGGGCCGGCTCATCCGCGCCGATGCGGTCGATCAGGTTCGCAATGGTGGTCAGCTGGCTGGCGCTGATCGGCCCAGCCGGCGGGGCGACGACGTTGCCGTCTCCGTCCTTCGCCACCGCGATGTTGAAGGCCAGGCACAGGAGGTAGCGCTGGGCATAGGTGAAGGCCGACGCGGCGGCGTGGATCAGGGTTTGGACCTGCTCGCCGTCTTCGACGCCGTCTGAGGGGAAGTCGGCGCGGTACGTCTCGCGATGACCATCGACGTGGGTCAGGACGATCACCACGCGCTGGTGGCGCTGGAGGTCGCTCGGCTCGGTCGTGAAGCCAACCGTGAGGCCGGCCGCCGTGTAGATCGGGCGCAGGACAGCATCGAGCGCCGGGTAGGTGGCGTACTGGCTGTCGAAGTCGCTGTTGACGGCGTTGGCGCGGATCGCCGTCATGCTCGCCTGCACGGCGTTCATCGCCACGGTGTAGGCCCGGCGAGAGGCGTCGCTGATGGCCTCCCGATACATGTCCTGCATCAGGCGCATCTTCTCGGCCGACACCGACGGATCGATCAGACCCTTGGCCATGGCCGAAAGGATGGCGGGCGCGTCAGACTTCACCACGTGGAGCTTCGGCTTGACCGAAGAGGCTTTCACGCGGGCGGCGGGCGGCGCGGGCTCGGCGGCGAACTGGTCCAAGGCAGTGCTAGCCAGCATGGCGGGTCTCCAAGGTGACGGTGAAATGGCGGATCTGGTTGCGGCCCAGCGCCAGGGCGACGCGGCGCGCCGTCGGCTCGTCCAGGCCGCACACCGACATCAGGTCTTCCTTGGCGCGGCCGAGGATGATGAGGGTCTGATCGTCGCTCGCGGGCGCGGCGGGCGTCGGAGGCGGGGCCGAGGTGGAGGCCGGCGGCGCGGACGGCGCGAAGGTCGCATAGGCGCCGACCGTCGAGGCGGGCGCGGGCTGGTCGCTTTCAGCACTGGGCGCCGCAACGGCCTGGGAGGCGCGGAAGGCGGCGAGGTCCGTCGCGTCCCGTTCCTTCTGCTTCGCCTCGGCGATGGCCGTGGTCAGCGCCGCGATAGCGATGGCGCGGAGGCGTTCGCAGGCGTCGCGGTGCTCGGCCTCGAACTCGTTCGGCAGCAGGTAGGCGCGAACCGCCTCCAGCCGGGCCGTCAGGGTCTCGCCGGTGTCGGCGCCCAGAACGACGGGGGCGTTCTGCAGGTAGTCGAACGCCGCCTTGGCGCGGGCCTGCTTCGCGCTCTCCTCCGTTTCCCAGTCGGTCAGGGGCTTCTTGGCTCGGATGGCCAGGGCCTCGAAGCGCTCCTCGGCGGCGCTGCGGGCCTCGTTGACCGCCTTGGTCTTCTTGCGCCAGTCTTCGGTCAGGGCCTTGCCGGCCGCGACGATCGCCGTCTTGCGCTTGGTGAACCTGAAGGCGAACGAGGTGATCGCATCGCGGCCCTTCTGGGTCGTGACGTCAGCGACATAGGCGTCAACCTCGGCGAGAGACGCGGCATAGAGGGCCGCGCCCTTCTCCGGGTCGGTCAGGACGATTTCGGGCTTGGCCTCGAACAGGGCCAGGATGTCGACGCCGGCCTCGGCCGACGCGTCGATGGGGGTGACGGCGTTCATCGGAATTCTCCGGGTTCGGAATTGTTGTCGTTCCACGGGTCTCGGCCTTGGAAGGCGAGGGCGATCATCCCGGCAATGGTCAGGACCAGCGCTGCGAACCACACGACCACGACCAGGGCGGACGACTTGGCGATCAGGAGGGCGAGGGCGGTCACGGACGGAAGCCCTTGGCTTGACGCGCAGCCTTCATCTTCCGGCGCACATCAGCGGCGCGGACGGCTTCTCGGTCGGCCGGGGTGGGGGTGAAGTAGTCGAGCGGGTCGCGGGCCAGCATCGGTTGCGACGTGACGGACTTCGCCAGCACATCGCCCACCAGCTCGGAAATCTCGGCGAGGTTCAGAGGTTCGCGGATCACGCCGTCACCGCCTGGCCCATAGCAGGCACGCCGAGGTGATCCGGCTTCGGTGCCGGCGGCCGGTACACCCGGCGCGTGGTCGTGGTGACCGAGACCTCTAAGACCTCAATCCCGTCTTGGCGCTCCGCGGCTTCGCGGGCGCGCTTGCGGGCGATGTCCCGGTGCGGGGTGGACAGCAGCACCATCCCCGCACGAGTGACGACGTGAAAATCCACGGCTGCTGTCGTATGAAACCTGGGGGCCATGGTCAGGCCGCCTCGGCGTTAGCAGCGGCGCCGTGGGTGACGATCTCGAACGGACCTTTGCCGGCCATCTCGTTCGCGACGTCGCAGGCCCGCGCTCCGAGGCGATCGATCTCGTCCTGGCTGAAGTCCTGGCCACGAAGGGCGGCGTCGGAGCACGAGCCGAGGTCCATCGTCGTCGAGATGATCGCCAGCGCCATCCGACGAATGGCGTCGGTGGTGTAGGTATTCTGGTGTTCGTCCCAGACAGCTTCGAGCTTGGTCAGCGCCTCACGGAAGTCGCGACCGTCGCTGTGCAGCCGACCGCCACCAGTGCCAACGCCCGTGGGGTAGATGACCGCGACGACATTGGCCCGCTGGAAGCTTCCAACCGAGACGGTGACGTCGACGTAGGCTTTCGCGCCCACTCGATCCCTAAGGCGCCCAAGCTCGGCGCGGATCTCGTCGATCGTGTAATCAGGCTGAGACATGGGTTCCCCCTTTAGTGAAAGGTCAGGCCCGAAGGCGCTGGGTGGGTTGGGTGGAGACCGCACGAAGCGCGGCCCTCGACTGGTTCACGGCGGCCACTGAGGCGCGGACCAACTGCATGTGGATCGCGTCCAGCATGTTGAGGGTCGGGACGTCCTCGGTCTGGCGGCCAAAGTTGGTCAGGAGGGCCTTGACCTCCGAGCGCTGGGCCGGGGTGATCGGCCTGTTCTCGAACAGCACTTGGCCGTTACGGGCCGTGAAGGCGGCTGGGGTGAAGAGGGGGGCGGCGGTCATTGCGCGCCCTCCGCACCAAGATTATGGACTTCGACCGGCTGTTCGACGAAGCGACCGTCGGGTGCGACGCAGTAGATGGGAAGGCCGCCCAAGAGGGGCGCGTCCCATTTCGCGTGAGCGCCGTCGCGGAAGGGGCTGTCGAAGTACAGCTTGCCGCTGTCATGGCTACCGATGCACGGCGTTGTTCCGTTCTTGCCGCGCAGAGTTGGCGACTTCATCGCAACGACCAGTTCTTCGACTGAGCCGACCTCCTCGCCGTCCTTCCAGACTTCGCGCCGGCAGTCGTGCTCTCTCAAGGGCAACACGAGCTCGTAGTGGCAAAGCCAGACCGGCTCGCCCTTGCCGAAAAAGATGTCGCGTTCCGCGAGGCCATCTTCCCAGCGCAGTTGCAGGCGAGGGGTGAGCGGAACCGTCGCACCCAAGCCGGCCTCGTCCCGCGAACCGCTGGGCAACTCCGGGAGGTCCACAAATTCAGTCATCAGATCCCCCACAAGAAGGCGCTGACCGACCCAATGAAGGTCGCGGCCAGGGTGAATTGGAAGGTGAGGCGGAGGGCGCGCATCAGGCAGCCCTCGGAATGTCGCCCGACGCCCGGCGCCAGCTTCTGGCGGCGTTGCGCGCATCGATCAGTTGGGCGTTGCGGTCGCCGACGTTGGCCCAGGCAAGACGATCACCCGCCGCATGGGCGGCTAGGGTCTCGTCCATCATCACGTCCAGAAGGTCCGCGATGGTCGGCTCGGTCAGAGCGATCGGGGCGCAGCCGGGGACGCGCATCAGCACGTCGCCACCGCAGCTCCAGAAGGTCAGAGGGGCGCGGGTGATCGTGGTCATGATCAGGCCTCCGCCTTGAGGCGCGCCATCGTCTCGGCGACCTGCTTACGGTCGAGCCAGAGGACGAGGCCAAGCCTTTCGGTGCCTTCGAGGTTGACTGGCTGCTCGGTGCCGAAGGTGATCTTGCTGCCCTTCTCGGCGCTCCAATTGGCGCTGAGCAGGCTCTGATCCAGGCTCTGGAAGGCGATGCCATCGTCGCCAATGGCGCAGAGCAGAGCGGTCATGCTGATGGGCTTGCTCATGGCCTCTACTCCGCCGCCATGGCGTAGGCCGGAGCCGCGCCGCCGTTCTTCAGGGCGGCGCGGGCAGCTTCTTCAGCGGCCAGCAGGTTCGCCAGCTGGGCGGCGTCGTCGCCCACCACACCCGCCGGAACCGTCCGGCGATCCATCACCAGCGCCATCTGCTGCTCACGCGTCAGGCGGAGCGCGAAGGCATCCGTCTTGGTGCAGGCGACCTTGAAGCGGGTCTCGGCGCGCTGGGCCGGGGTCGGCTCCAGCAGCTTCGCCAGGGCGGCCCGCTCGGCGGGGATCCGTATGTCGAAGGCGAGGACTGAGTTGGTGGTGCGCACTGGGCGGCTCCCGTTCGGTGACGAGAGAATATGTCTCACAGGCATAAACGGTGGTCAATGGAAAAATGCCACGGGGACATATTTCTAACGCTGCGCTATCCTCCGCCCAGCAAAAAGCCCTCCGCAGGGGAGGGCGAACTTTGGGCGTCGCTCTTTGTCCACAGCTTGTGGATGGGCTGTGTCTGTTCTCTCACGGGGGCTTTTCCCCGGAACGCTTTTCGATAAGACCGAATGAAAGGCCCTGGTCGCGCGACGCGACGAGCCAAGCATTCCCGAAAGGGATCTCGCGGCGGTCCTACCCGCGAGGTCACCCCGACGCGGCTGAGTTTCGACAGCCGGCCGCGTCGGGGTGGTGTCTCACCCGGCGCGTAGGACCCGCCGGAAGACAGGAGCAGCCCATGACGGCGCCCCAAGTCCAAGTCAACAGCCTTATCGTCGCCGACGCCAGCGGCGATCCCTCTATGACCAGCCGCGAGATCGCTGATCTGGTCGAAAGCCGCCACGACAAGGTCAAGCAATCGATCGATCGCTTGATCGAGCGCGGCGTGATCGTCCAGCCCCCAATGGGGGACGAACCCCTGACCGACGCAATGGGCCGTCCGCGCTCCGAACGCATCTATCGGCTCTGCAAGCGCGATAGCTACGTCGTGGTGGCGCAACTCTCGCCGGAGTTCACCGCGCGACTGGTCGATCGGTGGGAGCAGCTAGAGCGCCAAGTCCGCCAACCGGTCGACCTGATGAAGGCGCTCGACGACCCGGCCTTCCTGCGTCAGGCGCTCTCGCACAAGAACGAAGAGGTCGCCACGCTTCGGGCGATCAACGACGAGCTGGCGCCCAAAGCGCTAGCGCTCGACCGAATTGCCACGGCTGGCGGATCGATGTGCGTCACCGACGCGGCCAAGACGATGCAGGTTCAGCCGAAGGCGCTGTTCCAGTTCCTCCGCTCGCACCGCTGGGTCTACACGCGGGCCGGCGGCAACGAGCTTATCGCCTTCCAGGATAAACTCGTTCAGGGCCTGCTGGAGCATAAGACCACGACCGTCACCAGGTCGGACGGCTCCGAGAAAGTTACGACCCAGGTCCGGGTCACGCCCAAGGGCCTGACACGCTTGGTCAAGGAACTTGAACCGGTCGCTCGCGCGGCCTAGCGACTGAAGGGCGGACGGACCCAACATCCGCGAGCCCGTCATTCACCCCTCCGGGGGTAAGGGGATCAACTGGCCCAGCAGTCAGCCAGCCAGACGGGTTCGGGAGCCTGAAGGGACTGCAGTATGTACGATCTAACCTTTTCGGGGGCGGCTTCGAACGGCAGCAATTTTCCGCCATCAACAATCCCGCGCAAGTTGACGGTTCCACCTGCGAGGAAATAAGCGAAGCGCGGCCTCTCTTGCCGGTAGGGATGGTTTGATCCGCTCAATACTACGTCGTTGAGGCGCGCCTGGTTATTGAGAATATATGCCGGCTCGAAGTCCCACCACGGAGGACAGGAAGGGCGAGCGTTGATTTTCTTAGCCGGAGACCCGGCCCATATCTCAAATGAGGGGACGTCTTTGGTGACAATGCTCCCCGCTCCCAGCACGGCCCCGTCGCCGATCGACCGGCCGGATAGCACGTGAACGCCGGCGGAGAGCACGACGCCATTTCCAATGCTGAATGGCATTTGTCGCGCCAGCGCCTTATCCCCGTTTTCGCGCGTGAACGTCGGCATGGATGCGAAAGTGATGTTGACGGGCCGGCCGTTATCATGATCGCCGTGGACGAGGATCTTTGCCGTGGCGTGCATCTCGACGAAGCGGCCGATGCTGCCCAAGTAGCCGGTGACTGTGCCGGGGATCTGCGTCAGACATTCGATATAGGGTAGCGACCCGGCCCCGACGTCGATCCATGCATTTTCATTCACGTACCAGCGTGTGTCGTAGTGCCCCAGCATGGTGATCATACGCAGGAACAGATTTGGGTCAGCGGGAAGCGTGATGGTCTTCGGCTCGTACCAGTTCATTCGAAATGATCGCTCGCAAGGCCGTCAATAATGGCGCCGGCCGAGATCTAGTGCCGCCCACTTTCCAGCCGCTAGGCGGCGCTCGGTTTCAGGCGACGGCGCATGTAGCCATAGTGCATGGTGCCGGCCATGCAGCCATTGACAAGATCCCAGCCTTCGGCGGCGCGCTCATTCAACAACTTGTCGAAGCCTGGCGCGCCAATCATAACGATGGTCCGGTATTCGTACTCCTGAGCATAGGAAGCGTTCCGACTGTCCTGATCAGCGTAGAGATCGGCGTTCTTCGAACCAAACATTTCCCCTCCTAGCCGCTAAGCGGCGCTAGCTGACCTTGAGCAAGGCCTTAGCGATCTCAACGACCTGCGCCTTCTGGGTGCTGCTCATCTTGTCGTAGAAGTCCCAGATCTCTTCGGAAGCCTGGGCCTGCGGATCGCGCTTAAGTAGGTCGGCCGGCTCGCAGCCAAGCGCTTCAGCGGCTCGCTCCAGGAATTCTTGGTCATACTTCCTCGAGCCCTTTTCGATCTTCGAAAGGTTGCCCTGGTTGATCCCGACGCGCTCGGCCAGCTGGACCTGCGACATGCCGCGGTGCTTCCGCCATTCGCGAATGAAGTGAGGTTGTCCCATGGGCATATTCTGCGCGAGGTGACGATTTACCCCGATAGCTCGACGGACATATTCCGCTTGCATTAGAATATGTCCGGGTGACATATTCTAGGCATGACGCTCGACAAGCACATGACCGACCACAAGATGACGGACGCGAAGCTGGCCTCGATGGTCGGCGTGACGCAGCCGCATATCTGGCGGATCCGGAACCGCAAGGCGCGCCCTTCACCGGACGTGGCAAAGCGTATCGAGGATGCCACTGGCATACCGGCGTCGGATCTCATCTTCATCGATTTGGCGCGGTGAGGGAGGTCTAGATGCCTCTGCACCCCGCGCAAGCCTCGCAGGCCCGCCGTAGCTCCTCGATGGCCTTCACCGGCGAAGGCGCGCCCTCTCGCGGGCGAAGCGCTGTCAGGCCTTTCGCGGCGCGGCGCATGTTCACGCCGCATCGCGCGACGTCGAGTTGCGTTGGCCTGCTGGTGGCCAGGATGGAAGCCAGGGCCAGCCGCACGGCGGCGGTTTCCGACTTCTCGACGGGGAACGGGATCACTTTGGCGTCTGCTTCGGACATGCGTCCGACTCGCTGCCCTGACTCCGCCAGAACCGGACGTGCGACCGTTAACACTTTCCCCGAAACGGGGACGGCCTTCGGCTCCAATTCCTCGCCGATGCGGCGCACGAAGGCTCCGAGATACGCCAAGTCCTCGGCGTATGTGCTGGGTACTGAGTTGGCCATAAAGCGGCACCTCCGCCGCCATGACCGTATCAAAAGTTACAATCGTCAATGCGACGATTTGGCCCCTTGCACGGCGGAAAGCACGCGGACCCAGAGCGCTTTGGCGTCGGCGAATGCATCGACGTCCTCTTGCTCCGTAAAGGTTTGCTGCAACTCCGAGCCCTCCGTGAAGGACATTTCCACGCCGGCGCGGAAGCGCTGCAGCATGGCGGGCGGCATGGCGCGCAGCAGCGCCAGCGCGCCGATCAAGATGAATATCGTGAGGGCGCGAACGCCAAGTGAGATGGGCATTTCGGTCCTTTCGCACGGTCAAGCTGTCGGCGAGATGAATGAATTGTTCCCCGCGCTGCGGCACGGTGCCGCAGGGAAGGGTGACGTCGCGGAAGTTGAGGTTCGACAACCCGACGTACCCGTATCGGGTCTGGGCTAGGCGCCATGGCTCGGGGGCAAACACACAACCAGATCGACCAGCAAGCCGCTCTCCCGGCTGGCTGCGTCGCGGCTCGCGCGGGGCCAATGGGTGCTCCCGTTGAGAATGGAAACCCGCGCGCGTCAAACCACATCCCCTTTGCCGTCGCTGCTCCCCTGGCGCCGGCAAATGCGCGCGACCGGATGGGCCCTCCCTCCCGCGTCCCGGTCGCGCGCACCCCCAAGCTTCATGTCGATGATTTTCTTGGCCATGACGCGACCTGCATGGGCGCGGGCGGCCAGCTCGTCGGCTCGCCGCTGATCTTCGACCGCCTGGACCACGTAGGCCAGCACACGTCCCCAATCCCCACTCATCGCCCTCAAGTCCATGCCGCGCGGCCCGCCTGCCGCGATGGCCGGACCATGCCCGAAATGGGTACGGGCCTCACCTTGCAAACCGGAGCGACTTTGCAATGACCGCTCGAGCCCTGACCCTTGGAGAAGTGAAGGCCCACTTCCGACAGCTTGTGAAAGCGGCCGGCGGTGTTGAGGCCTGCGGAATTGAGCTGGGCGTCTCGCACCAGTGGATCTCCGAGCTTCAGAACCCCAACAAGCCGGAAGCCCTTCCTACGTTCATGCAGATCATGGCCCTGGAGGTCGTGGCGAAGCAGGACATCGTCACCGGCGCCGCGTCTCGCGCCATCAAGGGCCAGGCGACCGACGACATCGCCGATGCCGCCGTCGCTGCCGTCGCCGCGAGCGCCGACGTGCTCCGGCTGGTCCACGACATGGACCGCGATGGTAAGCGCGACCACGGCGAGATCCGCGCCGTCCAGCGCGCGACCCAGGAGAATGCCCGGGGCGCCCTGGAGCTGGCCGATGTCGCCGCCCGCCTGACCCCGAAGGTGGCGTCATGAGCGCGATCGGGAAGGGCGACTTCGTCGAGGCGCTGAGCACGTGGCCATGCGCAGGTGTCACCAAGGGCGTGATCTACCGCGTATGCGAGATCATCCAAGTCAACGATGAGTTCGACCCGTGCGAACTCTGCGGAGACGAGGGTGACGGCCTTCGGCTGGACGGCGTGCCGATGCATCCCGACCATGCGCTCTGCCACTGCGGGTTCAAGCCGATCTCCGGCGGCGCGCCCGGCATGTTCTCCCACCTTCTGAAGCAACCGACTGACGCTCCTAGGGAGCCCGTCGCAGCATGAACAAGCCCGACACCAAGCTCTACTGCAGCTTTTGCGGAAAGAGCCATCGCGAGGTGAAAAAGCTCATCGCCGGGCCGACCTCCTTCATCTGCAACGAGTGCATCCGGATTTGCAGCGCGATCCTCGACGAAGAGGACCGTCAACCAACGCCGGAGCAGATCGCCGCCACCATTGGCTGGGAAGGGGCGATCCCATGAACCCGCGTCCGGATCCCAAGATCCCACTCGCCTTGGCCGTCTCTATCACGCTGGCGCTGTGGGTTCTGATCATCGTCGCTCTCCGCACCTTGCGGTGACGGCCTGGCCAAGCGTCGGGGCCTTCAAGACCGGCGCAGATAGGGAAGGGGCTTTCCCCGATGAAGACCAACACCAACCGGCGCGCCGGAACTATCGCCGCCGCGATCGCTGTCACCCTGGCGACCTCGGCGTGCGACATGATCCCGTCGTATCGGGTCTACAACGCCCGCAAGACCGGTGAGGCCGAACTGGCCCAGGCCGACGGCAACCGGCAAATCAAGGTTCAAGAGGCTAAGGCCGCCTTCGAGTCCGCCGACTATCTGGCCAGGGCCGAGATCCGGAAAGCCCAAGGCGTCGCTACGGCCAACAAGATCATGGCCGACAGCCTGGGCGGGCCCGACGGCTATCTCCGCTGGAAGTACATTGAGATGCTCCAGGAGACGGCCGGCAAGGGCCAGACGACCGTCTACGTGCCGACCGAGGCCGGCCTTCCGATCACTGAGGCTGGGCGCCGCCCCGCCGCTCAGTCGGAGGCTCGCTGATCATGGCCGACGCTACCAAGAAGCTGTTCGCCTTCCACTTCGACTGCGGACGCATGGGCGACCTCAATGGGCTGTTCATCAGCACCGACGAGGCGGTCAAGGCCATCACGGGCCAGGAAGTCAACTTCGGCGAAGTGCTCGGCAAGCACTCCGAAATCTCGGGTCCGATCGAGGCCGAAGACATCACCGAGAAGTCGGCCGACCAAGACCTGATCGAAAAGCTGGAGGGCATCTTCGGCGCCACGGTCAGCGGCTACTCACCCTTCGACTACATCGAGGAGGCATGATCATGGCCGACGGCAGCAATCACCCCGACGTGCTGAACTCGACGGCTCAGGGCCAGATCAAGTCGATCATTGACCGAGCCGAACGGCTGGAGGTCGAGAAGACCGAAATCATGGAGCAGCTCAAGGAGTTGTTTCACGAGGCAGCCGGCAACGGCTTCGACGTCCGCATCCTGAAAAAGGTCGTCCGGATCCGCAAGGAAGACCGCGCCAAGCGCCAAGAGGCCGACGCGATCCTGGAGCTCTATTTGCACGCCGTTGGAGAAATCTGACCATGTGCGACTGCATCAACCAAATGGACGCGCTTCTCGCCGAGAAGAACACGGGAATTGTCTCGACCATGTTCGGCAAGCCGCCGCGCATGATCGTCCAGACTTACCAGCGCCAGACGGGGCGTGGAAAGCCGAAAGCGGTAGCGCTCATCGCCGCTTACTGCCCGTGCTGCGGTGACAAGTACGTCGCCGACGCGCCTGCCGCCCAGGCGGAGGCCGCCTAGATGGAGGCCCTCCGCCACTTCATCATGGACTGGTCGCCGCTCGTCCTTCTCGTCGTGGTCATCTACCTGGCCTTAACGATCCAGGAGGCCGTCGAAGCGCTCAAGGATCTCTTCGAGGTCATGGGCGAACACACTGCCGAGAAGGCTGGCCTGCTTCGCGCTGAACTCGATCGCTACGAGCGCGAGACCGAGCGGGACTTCCCCCTCGGAGGGTCCTGATCATGGGCGCCGTTCACCCCAAGGCGACCGTCGGCCTGGACGGCGCCGAATACCGCGATTGGCGGAGGGCGCTTAGCGAGGCCCTCCGCTGGCCCTGGCGATTCATGAGCGTGGACCTGACCAAACCGCCCGCTCCGCCGACGCAGGTCGAGCCGTTCGAGCGCCTTCGCGCCTGCGCCGCGTCTAGCGACCCTGGCTGTGTACAGGCCCGCAAGAGCTTGAAGGTCGCCACCTTGCGCGGCCTGGCCCAAGCGACGGGTAAGCCACTTCCTCCTGGGATGGCCTGACCATGGCCGGGGGCGAACTCTTCAAGTCCACCTACGCCTTCAACGATCGGATCGGCGGCTGTGAGCGCGTGCAGATCATCGCCTGCGCCTGTGGTCGCAACGCCATGGTGAAGGACGAGGTCGCGCGCGGTAGCGGGTTCACCGCCGCCGCCGCCCAGTTTCGCCGCCTCGGCTGGCGCGTCGCCGGCAAGCGCCGCGACGACACCTGTCCGGACTGCATCGCCGGCCGCCCCGTGCCGGTCCTCAAGCCCAAAGGTCCCAAGATGACCACCACCAAAGCGGCGGGCCAACCCGGCGTCGCCCTCGGCGTTTCAGCCGCACCGCCCCGCCAGCCCACCTTCGAAGACTGGCGCCGGATCCGCGAAGTTCTGGACGTAGATTATGACGACGTCGCGGGCCGATACCGTGAGGCGCTGAACGATCGCATCGTTTCCGAGCGCCTACTTGTCCCGCGAGCCTGGGTTACCGAGGAGCGCGAGCGCGCATACGGCCCTGAGCGCTGCGAAGCCGATACCCGCGACCTCGACGACCTGAAGCAGATCGTTGCCATGGCTGGGGAGCTTTCGGCCAAGCACCTCGAGTTGGCCGCGTCCGCCGAGAACCTCGGCAAGAACGCTCAACGCTTGGCCGACAAGCTGGCCGCGCGAGGTGTCGCATGACCGACGTGATCGGATACACCGCCCGCCGCACCGACGCCGATCGCCGACCGCATGTGGCGGTCGCTCGGCCAAACGACGGACCCGGCTCAATCGAGCGCCGCTATCAGCTCTCGGAGGAGATCCGCCAGCGCGTCGAGAACAAGCTTCGGCGCCTTCGGTGCGAGGAGACCTCGGACGAGGCTCGCGCCCGCCTGGCCGTCTTCCACCGCAAGATGATCCTCGTCGCCCTCATCGAGAACGGTCCGATGCTGATGTCGAGCCTCGCCGTCGCGGCCGGGATCGAGGTCGGCTCCACCTCCCTCATCGGCTCCAAGATGGAGGCCGAAGGCCTGATCACCCGTGAGGTCATCGGCACGAACAGCAAGGCTCCGACCAGAGCGACGATCACGGACCTAGGCCGCGCCTACATCGAGGCGGCTTCCCAATGAGCACTTACATCAGCACCCCTCCGAACCACGCCAACGGCTTCCATGACCCCGGCCATAGCTGGGAAGAGCACGCCGAGCGCCGCTTGGCCTGGGTCTATGGACCCGCCCGCGCCGAGGCGGTGATGGCCGGCCGCGACCCTGCCACGAACGCTGACATCGCCGCTTGGACGGGCCTTGGTGAGGGGAGGGCTGCGGCTTGAGCGTCACCATTCTAATCGGCGACGTCTTCGCGCGCCTGGCCGAACTGCCGGACAACAGCGTCGATATCGTCGTGACGTCCCCGCCATACTGGGGCCTCCGCGACTACGGAACCGCCACTTGGGAAGGCGGCGATCCCGCCTGCGATCACCGATCGCCGACGATGCGCAAGGGCCGCGACGAACAGCGCGCAGCTCTTGCCGGATCGGCCGCGACGAACAGCGCGCAGCTCTTGCTCGCCCATCGCTCCGCCTGCGGAAAGTGCGGCGCCGTGAAGGTAGATGCACAGATCGGACTTGAACCGACGCTCGGCCAACATCTCGATGTGATGGTCGCGGTGTTCGAAGAGGTCCGCCGCGTCTTGAAGCCGACAGGCACGTGCTGGGTGAACTATGGCGACTGCTACGCCACCAGCCCGAACGGACGCTCGGCGGCCGACACGAAGGCGACGGGCAACGATGACCGGACATTCCGCGATAAGCCATTCTCCACCATCGGGCCGATCTATGACGCTGAAGCGTCGACCGGCGGTTACCGTGGTGGCGATCGAAACGCCCACAACCCGACCGGACGGGTGAAGGCCGGCGGGCTCCTCAAAGCCAAGGACCTGTGCATGGTCCCGAACCGCCTGGCTATCGCGCTCCAAGAGGCAGGTTGGTGGGTCCGCTCGGAGATCATCTGGGCAAAGCCAAATCCGATGCCCGAAAGCATCAAGGATCGGCCAGCCTCGGCGCACGAAAAGATCTTCCTGCTGACCAAGTCCGCCCGGTATTTCTATGCGCCGGCGGAGGTTCGCCAGGGCCGCACTTCGGATGAGGATGCGAACACCTTTCGGGGTGGGAGCTACGTCGGCGGCAAACCTGGTCCGCGCGCCGTCACCAGAAACAAGCGGGTGGGGCGGGCTAATGCCGACAGTTTTGCTCGCGTGAGCAAGAACACCTCCGGAGAACACGGCCAGAAGCCGCAGCATCGTCCAGAGCGCGACGAGGTCGCCTACTTGCGCGGGAATGGCCGCAATCTCCGCAACTACGAACCGGCGCCGATGCAGGTCTGGGAAATCGCGACTGCGTCCTTCTCGGAGGCGCACTTCGCGACTTTCCCGCCCGAGTTGGTGAAGCGCTGCCTGCAGGCGGGTTGCCCAAAGAGTGGCGTTGTCCTCGACCCCTTTGGCGGCGCTGGGACCACGGCGCTGGTGGCCAACGATTTGGGCTTGGACGCCATCGTCATCGAATTGAGCGAGGACTACGCCGCAATGGCCAGCCGCCGGCTCAAGGCCGGCCTGGCCATCGTCGTTGGTGGCGGGGACGCCAGCCGCGGCCTCGACCCTCTCCCCCTTTTCGCTGATAGGGCAGGAGAAGCAGCGTGACCCCAGAAGAGGAAAACCGCCTCCGCGCCAAGGTCATGCACATGGTCAGCGGCTTGGTGCTGGAAATCGATTCGGCCGACCAGATCGCGGCGTTGGAAGCCACCTATGAGGCGGCCCTGACGATGCGCCTGGCCATCGGTCCAGTGGACCTTGAAGTCCTGGCTTATCGCGTCATCGCCAAGGCCAGGGCGGCGGGGCTGCAGGGCAGGCCCTCGGCCTGGCGCCCGATCGTCGCCGCCGTCGCCGAGCGCCATGGCCTAGCGGTCACCGATCTAGTCGGCCCATCCAGGAAGCAAGACATCTGCATGGCGCGCCATGAGGCGATGTACGTCCTGCGCAGCGTCTTGACGGAAGAGGACCGGCCCCGCTGGAGCCTCCCGGCGGTCGGTCGGATGTTCAATCGCGACCACACGACCATTCTCAACGGCGTGAGGGCTCACCAAGCCATCCTGGACGCCACGGCGCGCGACATTGCCCAGAGGGAGGCCGCATGACGTTCGCCCATACCCAAAGTGGCCGCCGCGTTCTCTGGCTGCCCAACGACGGCCCCCGCCCGGATCGCTACGAGATCTCGGAGGCGCGCCGCCGGCGCATCAACACCCACGGCGAGGAGCGCCGCCAGGCCAAGTCCGGACGAAAGCCTGGGTTCGAGACGCCCCTTGCGGTGCTCGCCGCCATCGGCCGGATCGGCGAGACCTCGGCTGAAATCGCGACCGCGCTCGGGCTGTGCAAATCGAGCGTCAACAACGCCGCCATGGCGCTGGAGGCGAGGGGGCTGATCGTTCGGACCAAGGTTCGGTGCGGGAAGACCTACGAACTCGCCATGGCGCGAACGGCCGAGGGGCATGCTCTGGCCAACTGCCAAGACATCGCGGAGGCGGCATAGATGGCCACCTTCTACCACGCTGGTCCGATCGGCCTCCGCGAGATCCTTTCGCCTAGCATCACGGGCGCGCCTTCGACCGCGGCCTATGGTGCGGCAGGCATCTGCCGCCGCGACCGGGTCTATGTGACGACCGATCTGGCGTGCGCCGTGGGTTTCGCCTCGCTCGTCCCGCCGCACGGCGCTGGCGCGGTCTACGAGGTCGAGCCGGTCAATCCTGTCTCCGACCCCGATTGCCACATGCCAGGCCTGTCGTTCGAGGCCGAGAGCGCCCGCATCATTCGCCGCGTCTCCGTACCTGGGAAGGCGCTTAAGCAAGCCCGCAAGATCATGAGGGCCGTGTGAAAAAGGGTGTGATTCCGGCTAAGGTGCGCCCCGCCAACCTTCAGTGGGGCTACGACGGCGAGCAGAGCGACCCAGCACATCGGGTCAGCGTAAACCTTGACGGGATGCTGCGCGATATCTTGAGCCTCAGCGCCAGGGCGCGCGGGGTGTTGCTGACGATATTCATCGCCTACTGGCGCAGGCCGACGCCAGAGCCGGTCGAGCTGAGCTACGTTCAGGGGGCTCTGCGTCTTCGGGGCGACGTCTTCCGGGAAGCCCTAGGAGAACTGGTCGAGGACGGCTGCGTCAAGGTCGCCGGGAAGCGCGTCACCCCAATAGGAGCGTTCGGCGCTTCGGATGAAAAGCCGGCCGAGCGCAAAGCGCGTCGGGACATGCCGTCTGACTGGCTGGAGCTGCGCGAAGCGGTGTTCGCGCGTGATGGGTACAGCTGCGTGTATTGCGGCTCTGGCGCCGACCTCCACTGCGACCACGTCGAGCCCGTCGCCCTGGGAGGGTCGCATGACATCAACAACCTCGTAACCGCCTGCGCGCCCTGCAACCTAAGCAAGGGCTCCAAGACGGTTGCCGAGTGGCGTCCGGACATCTGGATGGCGATGCAGCGATGAGCGAGCGCCCCTGGTTCAAGTTCTACCCCCGCGACTGGCGCGGCGATCAGGCCCTCCGCCTGGTCTCCCTGCCGGCGCGCGGACTCTGGATTGAAATGATGTGCCTCATGCACGAGGCCACCCCCTACGGACATCTTCTGGTCGGCGGTCAGCCTCTCAGTGAAGTCGCTCTCGCACGTGTTGTCGGATCTGGCGTTGAGGAGGTCCAAGCCTTGCTTGTCGAGCTTCACACCGCCGGCGTCTCCCGCAAGACGCGCGCGGGCGTCATTTACTCGAAGCGTATGACCGACGATTACAAGAGGTCGCTAGAGGGCAAGAAGGCGAAACTGGAAGCCCTTGGAAAGGTTACCGAAAAGCCGGGACCTTCAAGGGGTGGTGGTAGGGGGGCTAGGCCCACCCCTTCCACTCAGAAGCCAGAGTCCAGAGCTAAGGTAGAAGGCCCTTCGGGCTCTTCTACCCTTAGCGACGGCGCTGCCGTCCGCTCGACCGTGCCGGCCGACGTCCGCGCCGCCTTTGCCAAGGCGCTTGGCTGGGAATGGGTGGTGTCCTACATCGACCCGTGCGCCTGGCTGGACACGCCGAGAACGCTGATCCCGGCCAACGGGATGGCGGCGGGCATCATCGCCAATGACGGCCGGCGCGCTCTGCGACAGTTGGCCGACGAAGGCCTTGGCGTGGTCCTGGGCGACAGGAGCGCGGCGGCATGAGCGTTGAACGCCTCCGCCAACTCGCCACCGAGGGCGCTTACCTGGCCCAACGCCTGGCTGTGAACCTTCTCGCTGCGACCCAGGCCGCCGCGCCAGAGCCGGACCGCATCGCCAGAATGACCGACGCCTACGCCATCTGGCCCCTGCTTTGCCGCCACATGGCCGAGTTGGAGGACATGGCGCCCAGAACGTCGAACGCCGGCCGTGACCGCGACGACGCCATGCTCGAACGCCTCGCCGCCTTTCGGGCCCGCCAGCTCACCGTCCAGACCACAATCGAGGAACAACCATGACCAACATCACAGAAGATCCTCGCCGCTGGTTCTGCCTCAGGACCGCCACGCGCCGCGAGAAGGACGCCGCCGCCGCGCTGGTGGAGCACTTCACCTCTGCAAGCCTGGACGGTGGATCGTCATGCGCCGCCGAGGTCTACCTTCCGCTGGAGAAGCGCCGAACCCCGCTGCGCCGCGTCCCTAAGGGCGCGGCCGACGAAGACGCATTCGAGATCGTCGAGCGCCCCTTGATCGTGGGCTACATCTTCGTCAGGTGCTTGGCCTCCGAGGCCAAGGGCGCGGTTCCGGATCGCGAGGCGGGCCACATGGGCGTCGAATTCATCCACGCCGCCCTGGAGTACTGGCGCAACGACGGCCGGCTCGTCCCGTTCCCCATCGCCAGTTCGGTAATCGAGGGCCTGATCGCCGAGGAAGCCGCCGGCGAGTTCGACTATACCCCGAAGTCCAAGCGCTACCGGCCCGGTAAGCTGGAGCGAGTCCGCATCACCAACGGCCCGTTCCGCGACTACCTCGCGACCGTGATCGAGATGAGGGCTGACGATCGTCACGTCTTGGTAGAGACGAAGATCGGCCGGCTAGAGATCGCCGCCGGCCATGTGGAGGCAGCTTAATGTCCGGACCTGACGCCGTTGCGGCGATGAACTTCGCGCGGGCGGCCCATGCCGGGCATGTCCGCAAGTACACCGGCAATCCCTACGCCGATCACCTCGCCGAGGTCGCGGGCATCGTCTCGACCGTGGCGCCGTTCGGATCGATGCGCCTCATGGTGTCGGTGGCTTGGCTGCACGACTGCGTCGAGGACGTCGGCGTCACCCTGGACCAGATCAAGGCTGAGTTCGGGCCGGAGGTCGCGCAAGGCGTTGCCGGACTTTCCGATCTGGAGGTCGGTAACCGCGCCGAGCGCAAGGCCGCCAGCCGAGCGCGTCTAGGCGCCTGTGACGGCTGGATCCAGACCATCAAGGTCGCCGACCTGATCAGCAACACCTCGTCGATCGTCAAGCACGACGCCGACTTTGCCAAGGTCTACCTCCACGAGAAGTGGGCGCTCCTGGACGTTATGCCCAAGGCAGACTCGCGCCTCGTCTCCATCGCCCGCGCCCAATCGGAGGCCGCATGAACAAGCTTGTCTCGATGAAGTTCGGGTCTCACCTATACGGCACAGCCACGCCCGCCAGCGATCTCGACCTCAAGAGCGTTCATCTTCCGGACCCGGCCGAGTTGTTGCTGGGGCGGGTGAAGGCCGTGGTCAGTACCTCGACGGGCGATCCGAACGCCAAGAACACGGCGGAGGACGTAGACGACGAGAGCTTCACCCTGCAGAAGTTCTTGGCGCTTGCGGCTCAAGGCCAAACCGTGGCTGTGGACATGCTGTTCGCGCCCGACTGGTCGTGGATGGGCGCGCCGGACCGTCTCTGGCTGGAGGTCGTGGAGAACCGCCACCGGCTGCTGACGAGTCAATCTGCCTCGTTCGTAGGCTACTGCCGGACCCAGGCCAACAAGTACGGCATTCGCGGTTCACGCGTGGCGGCGGCGCGGGCGGCGCTCGACCTGTTGGGGTCCGCGCGTTCAGATTTGAAGTTGATGCACTTCGCGCACCCGATCTTCGAAATGTGCAAGGCCCAGCAGCACATGGCTATCGTCGAGATTCCGATGCCCGACGGAACCAAGGTTGCGCACTGGGAGGTCTGCGGTCGAAAGATGCCCTATACGGCTTCGATCAAGTCGGCGCACGACATCATGGACCGGGTCGTGGCCGAGTACGGACATCGCGCCCTTGCCGCCGAGAAGAACCAAGGCGTCGATTGGAAGGCCCTGTCGCACGCCGTGCGGATCGCTCAGCAGGCCGTTGAATTGCTCGACACGGGCGTCGTCACCTTTCCCCGGCCGAACGCTGACCACATCCTGGCGGTCAAGGCCGGCAATCTGGCGTATCAGCTCGTGGCCGAGGAGATCGACGGCCTGCTGATCGACGTCGAAGCGGCAGCGGCGCGCTCGGCGCTGCCAGAAAGGGCCGACTTGGAATGGGTCGACAGCCTCGTCCTGCGCGCTCACCGCGACCTGATCTTGAGGGCCTACTGAAATGAACCTCAACACCACCCGTTGCGCCTTGACTGCCGCCTTCGCCGGCCTCGCGCTGGCCCTGGGTATGTCCCAGGCCCACGCTGACCCCTGCACCGCCCCGGTGCGCGGCTTCAAGGCCGGCGACCGCCTCACTGGGCTCATCTGGTACGCCGTTGACGGGGACGGGCTTTGCATCTCGAACAGCCCCAGCCCGACCACGTGGATTGAGATTCGCGAGAGTGATTTCATGGCGCCGGAACTGAACGAGCCCGGCGGGCGCAAGGCCAAGGTTGTGATGGATCGCCTCGTCGGCCGGCGCGCGGTCTGCACGGTCCGCCGCGGCTTCAATGGACGAGTCGTCTCCTACGACAGGGTCGTGGCGGCGTGCCGGGTCGACGGACGTTCGATCGGCGAGATCATGGCCGGTGCCGGCGTAGCGCAGGGCGGCCGGGGGATGGCTCGATGATCCCCGGCCGCATCCCTGGCGCCACGCGGGTTCTCGGCGCGCCTGCCGGCTGGGTCATCGAGCGCGACGGCCTTTGTTCCGGCCTCGCCATCCGAGACGTCAACAACCACATGGTCTCGTCGTGGCAGCCCTCAGCCGAGGAGATCGAGCGCATCGTAGCCGGCGCACCGGTTCACCTGTTCGTCATGGGCGTCTCGCACCCGCCCGTAGCCGTCGAGGTCGGCGCCCCACCGACATAACCGACGCCGAGGAACACCACCTATTGCGCTCGCGCGCGAAGCACTTCACATATACGGTGTTCGCCGGTCCCCGTGTGGCCGGTTCGTTCGCCTGCCGGACCAACGGGCTCACCGGAACCCGCCAGGCGCGAGATCACCCCGGCGATTTTTCGCTGGGTCGCTAGGTTGTCTAGCCCCCATCTCGCGGTCGTAGCTCAGTGGTAGAGCATTCGCCTTCCAAGCCTTGTGCGCGGGTTCGAGTCCCGCCGACCGCTCCACCTTTCCCGCCCCTCTCCGACCTTTCGTGTTCCGAGAAGCCCCCTCTCCACACAAGCGGGAAGGGGCGGGGATTCACCTTCGCGCCGCCGTCTCTCCGCAAAGCGCGTCCCCTGGACATAGGGCGGGCAGGCGCGAAACCCATCCGCACCCGGCGGTACCGGGCCAACGAGAAGGAAGAGACGATGAACGTCCGAGCGAAATTCTTCGTGACCGGGATCAACCACACCGGCACGCCTGGTAGCGATCCCTTCGCCACAATCACCCTGGCGCCGGTCTTCGGCACCTACGGCGACGGCAAGGAAAACGAGAGCTGGTCGAAGTACACGCCCAGCGGCAAGATCGAGATGAGCGTGACGAACCCGGTCGCGATCGACGCCTTCTCGGTCGGCAAGGCCTACTTCATCGACTTCACGCCGGTCGAGTAACGGCTGTGGCGGCGTGCTTCTGTCGCGGCGGCCCCGACTGCTGCATCCATCGCAACACCCAGGCCGACCTTGACCGCAAGATCGCCGAGGCCTTCGACAAGGCACGCCGCCAAGACACCCGAAAGCGCTGCTTCGCCTATTGCGGCGACGCCTGCACTTGCGGGGCCAAGGAGGAGGAAGACTACCTCCGCGCCATCGTCGGCGGCCCGCTGAACGGCCTCCTGGAAAACCTAATCGCCTGACGGCGAGCCCCATAGGAGGCCCGACATGCACTCGACCCGTCGCGCCTACATCGAGATCGCTGCCGCGTGCTTGGCCGACATCGGCCCCCTGATGGACGCTGGCCTTGAGGTCATCGCCTCGGCCCAGTCCGAAAGCCTTGGGGTGATCAAGCTCCTGATCGCCGGCGACAGCCTCCCCGAGGAGTGTGAAACCAGCCGCGACGCCTGCCTGACCCAGATCCCCACGGTGACGGTGGAACTGACCCACGAAGCCTATGGCCGCCAACGCATCGTCAAGGTGACCAAGATCACCGCGCATAAGGCGGCGTGACGTGGAAACCATCATCGAACATGCCGGCTTCTTCATCGCCGGGGGCATCGTCACCATCGTTGTCGCGCTCTGGGCCGGCTACCAGCTGATCAAGCGCCTCTACCGGCGCATCGCGCGGGGGTACTGATGGCCGCTCCCGAAGGTAACCAGTTCTGGAAGGTGCGTAGCTCCCACGGACGCAAGCCCATCTTCGCCGGCCCCGACTCCCTCTGGGACGCCGCCGTCGAGTATTTCGAGTGGGTGGAAGCCAACCCCCTGAAGGAATCCCAGGCCTTCGCCTACCAGGGCGTCGTGACCGCGCACGAGCTGCCGAAGATGCGCGCCATGACACTCTCGGGCTTGTGCCTGTTCCTCGACATCACTCGCGAGACGTTCGGCCAATACCGCGATAAACAAGGATTTTCTGACGTCACAACGCGCATTGACGATGTGATCCGCACTCAGAAGTTCGAGGGCGCCTCGGCGGGCCTGCTCAATCCGAACATCATCGCCCGCGATCTGGGCCTGGCTGAGAAGTCGGAAATCAGCGCCGGCGTCACGCTCAACGTCACGCCGGACGACGCCGCGCTCTAGAGATGGCGGTCGTTCTGACGCCCAAGCAGGTCGAGGCCAATCGACTGCTCGGGTCGGCCGCGTCGAACATCATGCTTCGGGGCGGGTCGCGGTCCGGGAAGACGTTCCTACTGTTGCGGGCGATCATCCAGCGGGGATTGAATGCGCCCTGCAGCCGTCACGCGATCTGGCGCCACCGCCTCAATCACGCCCGGGCTTCGATCTGGAATGACACCCTGCCCAAGGTGCAGGCGACGTGCTTCCCCGACGTTCGGATCCACAAGAGCGAAGTCGAGCTGATCGCCACGCTGCCGAACGACAGCGAGATCGTGCTGGGCGGCTTGGATGACAAGGCCCGAGTCGAGAAGGTTCTGGGCCAGGAGTACTCGACCCTCTATTTCAACGAGAGCAGCCAGATACCGTGGTCGTCGGTCGACACGGCGATGTCGCGCTTGGCGCAAAACGTGCTGCTCGACCCAGCCATCGCCGCGGCTACCGGCCGCACTCATCTGCCGCTGAAGGCCTACTTCGACTGCAACCCGCCGTCCAAGCTCCATTGGAGCTACGAGCTCTTCCGCTCCAAGCTGAAGCCTGGGACGAAGGAGAGGCTTCCAAACCCCGACGACTACGTCGAGATGCTGATGAACCCGGCGGACAACCGGGCGAACCTGCCGGCCAAGTACTTCGAGATCCTGGCCAACATGTCCGAGGCCAAGCGCCTGCGCTTCGAGCGTGGCGAGTGGGCGAGCGAAGTGGCCGGCGCGCTCTGGGCGATCGAGGATCGCATAGGCGCAGACGGTCAGATCATCCAGGGGATCGACAGCGCCAGGATCTCCCCCGAGCAGGTCCCCGAGCTTCAGCGCATCGTGGTTGCGGTAGACCCATCGGGCACCAAGGGCGACGGCGGAGGCGACGACATCGGGATCGTGGTCGCGGGCAAGGGCGTCGACGGTCGCGGATACGTCCTGGCTGACCGGACCTGCCAACTGTCCCCGAACGGATGGGGCCGCCGCGCGGTCGAGGCCTACCACGAGTTCAAGGCGGACCGCGTCATCGGCGAGAAGAACTTCGGCGGCGCCATGGTCCAGTTCGTCATCGAGACGGCGGACAAGGGCGTCCCGTTCAAGGAAGTCACCGCCAGCCGGGGCAAGTCGGTTCGCGCCGAGCCCGTCGCCGCTCTCTACGAGCAGGGCCGCGTATCGCACGTCGGCCCATTCCCCGACATGGAGGACCAGATGTCGAACATGACAGTGGCCGGCTACGTCGGCGAGGGCTCCCCCGACCGCGCTGACGCGCTCGTCTGGGCCCTGACCGAGTTGATGATCGACGAGACGCCCGAATTCGTTTGGCACGTCGCCTGATGGGCTGGTGGGACCGCCTCCGCGGACGCGAGGCCAAGCACTCGGCCGTTGGACCGATCGTCGCGACAGCGCTCGTCGGACAGCCGGCCTGGACGCCTCGCGACTACAAGCAGCTTGCCGAAGAGGCTTATCGCCGCAACGCCATCGCCTACCGCTGCGTGAAGATGATCGCCTCGGCCGGCGCGGCGATGCCGTGGGTCGCCTACAATGGCGTCAGGGAGCGCGCGGAGAACGATCCCCTTCTGAAGCTGCTGGCGAACCCGAACCCGAACTGCGGCGGCCAGCAACTGTTCGAGGCGTACTTCGCCTACATGCTGCTCGCCGGGCAGGGCTACATCGAGGGCGTCGGCCCGAACGACGCGGCGCCGCCGAGTGAGCTGTGGATCCACCGACCCGACCGCATGAAGGTCATCCCCGGCAAGTTCGGCCTGCCCGAGGGCTACCGCTACGAGGTCAACGGCCTGGCCAAGGATTGGCAGGCCGACCCGATCACCGGCAGGGGGCCGATCCTTCACGTCAAGGAGTTCAATCCCCTCGACGACTGGTATGGGATGCCGCGCGTCGACCCTGCCGCCTACGCCATCGACCGCCACAACGCCGGCTCGGCCCACAACAAGGCGCTGCTCGACAACGGCGGCCGACCGTCCGGCGTCCTGAGTTTCAAGTCGGTCACGGTCAACGGCACGTCCACGAACGCCCCGCAGGACATCGTAGATCTGGCCAAGAAGCGCCTGCTCGAGAGCAGCCGCGACCTGACCAAGCGCGGCGAACCTCTAGTCCTGTCCGGTGACGTCGACTGGCACGAGATGGGCATCAGCCCGAAGGACATGGACTTCGGCGAGAGCATGGACGCCGCAGGCCGCGACATCTGCTCCGCCTTCGGCGTTCCGCACATCCTCGTCGTGCCCGGCCAAGCCACCTACAACAACCTCCGCGAGGCGCGCCTGCAGCTCTACGAGGACACCGTCCTTCCGCTGGCCACCCAGCTGCGCGGTGCTCTGAACACCTGGCTCACGCCGAAATTCGGAACCCGCCTGCGCCTCGAACACGATCTTGACGAGGTCCCGGCCCTGGAGCCGCGCCGCGAGGCCAAGCGCAAGAGCACCATCGACCTGTTCAAGGCCAAGATCATCACCCGCAACGAGGCCCGCGACGCGCTTCAGTACGACGAGATCGAGGGCGCCGACGGTGCGGCCTTCGACACGTCGACCCAGCCCGCCGCTGACGCCGCCAAGCCGGACGTGACCAACCCAGACACCACGGCAGGAGACGCATGACCATGGATCGCTTCAACTGCCGCATGGAGATCAAGTTCGCCGGCGACGAGGCCAAGACGGGGGCGTTCTCCGGCTACGGAGCGATCTTCGGCAACGTCGACAGCTACGGCGACGTCATCCAGAAAGGCGCGTTCAAGGAGACCTTGCGCGAGGCCAAGAAGGCCGGCCGCATGCCCAAGATGCTGCTGCAGCACGGCATGGGCTTCTCGACGATGGACGACATCCCCGTCGGCCTCTGGAACTCGATGGAGGAGGACGACGTCGGCCTGAAGGTCGAAGGCGAGCTTTTCGCCCTCACGACCGAGCGCGGGCAATACATCTACGAGGGCATGAAGACCGGCGCTATCGACGGCCTTTCGATCGGGTTCAAGGCCAAGGAGTTCACCTTCGGCACGAAGCCGGACGAGCCCCGCCGCACCCTCAAGAAGCTGGACCTCCACGAGGTCAGCATCGTGACATTCCCAGCGAACGACCGCGCCCGCATGACGGGCGTCAAGTCGGCAGCCGACTACACCCCCCAAGATTGGCGCGCTCTTGAAGCGGTCCTTCGTGACGAAGGGCTTTCGCGCTCGGACTCGGTCAAGGCCGTGTCCGGCTTCAAGGCATATCTCCAGCGTGACGCTGGGGTTTCGGATCCCGCCCCTCGCGACGAGACGGCGGCCGAGGAACAGCAGCTCCGCGAACTCGCGGGGCGCATCCGGGCCCTCTCGGCCTAACCCTACATCACACGGAAAAATCAGATGAGCGACACGGACAAGACCGCCGCTGGCGAAGTCATGCGCGCGTTCGAGGAATTCAAGGCCACGAACGACAAGCGCCTGGCGGAAATCGAGAAGAAGGGCGTCGCCGATCCCACGACCGAGGCCAAGCTGGTCAAGATCGAGGGCGACATCGCCAGGTTCGAAGACCTGAACCAGAAGGTCACCGCCTCCGACCAGGAAGCCAAGGCCGCCAAGGAAGAACTCGCCGAGCTGAAGGGCAAGTTCGACGGCCTGTCGACGGCCCTGCGCCGCACCGGCGGTTCCGCCGATCCGGCGGAACGCGCCCAGGAACTGAAAGCCGCCCGCAACCACTGGGCCCGCGGCGTCATCGCCTCGACCGTGCCCGGCATGCAGCCCACCGCCGAGCAGTTGAAGGCCCTGGCCGACGTCGACGCCGAGTTCAAGGCGCTGTCGGTCAACAACGACTCGACCGGTGGCTACTTGGCTCCGGCCGAATACGTCCGCGAGATCATCAAGGGCGTGACCGAGATCAGCGCGCCGCGGCTCCTGGTCCGCGTCCGCTCGACCGGCGCCAAGTCGATCATGCTGCCCAAGCGGACCGGCCAATTCGCCGCCCAGCGCGTGGCCGAGCAGGGCACCCGTTCCGAAACGGACGGCCTGCGCTACGGCATGGTCGAGATCGTCGCGCCGGAGATGTTCGCCCTGATCGACATCAGCCAGCAGAACCTCGAGGACAGCGCGTTCGACCTCGAAGCCGAGCTGTCGATGGAGGCGGTCGAGCAGTTCGCCGTCAAGGAAGGCACCGAGTTCGTCTCGGGCACCGGTGTCGGCGAGATGGAAGGCATCCTGACCAATGCCGACGTGTCCGCCACCAACTCGGGCTCGGCCACCACGATCAAGGGCACCGGCACCGGCGGCGACGGCGACGGCCTGTTGTCGCTGAAGTACGGCATCAAGACCGCCTATGCCCGCAACGCCACATGGATCATGAACCGGACCACCCTGGGCAGCGTCCGTCGCCTGAAGGACGGCCAGGGCGCCTACGTCTGGCAACCGGGCATCGCCGATGGTCGCCCCAACACCATCGACGGCGACCCCTACGTGGAAGTGCCGGACATGCCGTCGGAGGGCGTGAACACCTATCCCGTGGCCTACGGCGACTTCCGCCGCGCCTACTCGATGGTGGACCGTGTCGCCATGCAACTGCTCCGCGACCCCTACACCCAGGCCACGTCGGGCAACATCCGGTTCCTGTTCCGTCGTCGCGTCGGCGGCGCCGTGGTGCTGGCCGAGGCCATCCGCAAGCTGAAGTGCTCGACCTAAGAGCCTGACGCCGGCCTGAACCCTCATGGGGCCGTCCAGAGCGGCGGCCCCTTTCTCCCCATCTCGACAAGGAAACCTCGCCATGTGGGATCTCCACAACAACATCAAGCGCGTGCGCTCGATCTCGCCCGTCGCGATCGGCACCACGGGCACCGGCCAAACCGGCAAGATCGTCGACCGCGCAGGCTTTGACGCCGTTGAATTCGAGCTGGACTATGGCTCGATCACCGCCACCAACGCCGTGTTCAGCGTCGTGCTGAAGGAGGGTGACGCGACCGGCACGATGACGTCGATCGCCGACGCCGACCTCCTGGGCAGCGAGTCGGCCGCCGGCATCGCCGCGACCACTCCGCGCACCTCGGGCGTGTCGAAGAACGTCAGCAAGCGCGTCGGCTACAAGGGCAAGAAGCGCTACGTCCAGGTCTTCAAGCTGTCCTCGACGATCACTGCCGCCACGCCGGTTTCGGCGACGGTCCTGCTGGGCCGCCCGCGCAACGCGCCCGTCGCGACCTGATCCGAGAAGCGCGCGACTAGGGCATGCAACCCGAAAAGCCGTTCCCCGGACGGTCTGTCGCGCGCGCCTCGTTCCGGGCCATTTGCGGGAAATGGATATGGAAGAGAACAAAGGGCCCGGTCACGTCGTGATCCTGGGCCTTGGCCCATCGGCCGAGCAATACATCGACCTCACCAAGCGCCTCGGAGGGCGCCGCGCCTTCGCTGATCAGGTCTGGGCCATCAACGGCCTGGGCGACATCGTCCAGTGCGACCTCGTCTTCCACATGGACGACATCAGGGTGCAGATGCTGCGCGCCGATGCCAAGCCGCGAAGCAACATCGCGGTCATGGTCGACTGGCTGCGGACGACGAAGACGCCGGTGATCACGAGCCGGGCGCATCCCGATTTCCCCGCCATGGTGGAGTTCCCGCTGCAGGACGTGATCAACGGCCTGGGCTACGCCTACTTCAACGGAACGGCCGCCTACGCCGTCGCCTACGCCATCCACCTGGGCGCCACCAAGATCAGCTTCTTCGGCTGCGACTTCACCTATCCGAACGCCCACCATGCCGAGAAGGGCAGGGCCTGCGTCGAGTTTTGGATCGGCGTCGCCGCGGCGCGCGGAATCGAACTCGGTTTCGCCGACTCCACGTCGCTCATGGACACCATCGACGAGCCAAGCAACCCGACGGAACTCGGCGTCTACGGCTACGACTTCGATCACGTCCGGGTCGAGACCGTCGACGGTCTGGCCAAGATCCGTTTCGAGCCCCGCGACACGCCACCTACGGCCGACGCGGTCGAGGCGGCCTATGACCACACCAAGCACCCCGTCGCGCCCGGCCTGATGGCCAAGGCCTAAACCGCCGCTGCGCCGGCGAAAGAGGACACGCCCATGCTCGTCAACGTCATCAAGACCTTTCCGTACAGCGAGGACCCGCGCGGACTGGAGATCAGGCACGCCGAGCTAGGCGAGCGCGAGATCCCCGACAGCATCGTCGCGGGCCTGGTCTCGGAGGGCTATATCGAGCAGCCCGAAGACATGGAGCCCGTTCCGTTCGCCACTCAACGTCGCAAGCTGATCGTCGACCGGGTGGTTGGCCTGTTCCGCGCTCATCTGGAAACGGTCTGCGATGATGAGCTGCTGCACATCGAGCGTAGCGCCGAGCGGCAAGCCGCCGATGAGGCCGAACGCAAAGCACACCAGGCCAGCGAAGCGGATGATCGCGCTGAAGCCGAGTTCAACCTGGAGGGCCTGGCAGGGCTCGGGGAAATGGACCTGAGCGCGGCTGAACTCTTCGACGTCATGTACCGAAACCCGACCTCGGGCGAGCAGCTGGCCGACAAGGGTCTGACCCGAGAAGATGCCGACGCCCGCGCCAAGGCGCTCGCCGAAATGGACGAGCCGGCCGCCGATATCCAGATTGTGGCGCACGTCGAGCAAGCGGCGGATGATGACGGGGGCTATATCGTGCCGCCAGCCGTCGAGACGGTCGCCATTCCCGATGGCTGGCAGTCCTTGCACCACAAGACCCGCGGCGCCCTGGCCAAGAAGCTGGGCTGGGTCGATGGCGAGCCGACGGCTGAACAGGCCAACGGCTGGATCGCCGACATTCTGGTGCACCGCGAGCGCGCCGCGCCTCGTGAAGACCTGGGCGGCCTGTCGCTCCAGGAAGTCCATGCCACCCTGACCGCCGCTGGCGTCGAGTGGGACGCCGACACCTCGCCGGCCGACCTGCTGGCGCTGTACGAACTGGCTAAGGCTGAGAAGGCGGGCGCGTAAGCCATGGTCGGCCTCGTCGCGCTGCACTTCGGAGGCGAAGCCGTGATGGACGCGGTCAATCTGGTGATTGCAGCACACGAGGCCCTGACCAAGCGTCACGGCGATCGGTACCGCACCTTGGAGCGCCGCATCGAGACTATCATCGAGAGCGGCGACTTTGGCGCGATAGAACATCACGACCTCGGCGACGGCCACATCGAGCTTTCCGCACCGCCCAATCTGACCGAGTTGATCCGCGACGCGCGGGCGTTCGGCGTGATCCAGTAGGGAGAGCCCATGGCCCTGACGCCTGAAACCGGCTCTGGCGTGGCCGGGGCTGACAGCTACTTCGCCCTGACCGCCTCGACGGCCTACTGGACGGCCCGGCCGCATGATGCCCTTGGCGTTGCATGGCTCGCCGCCACCAGCACGAACCAAGACGGCGCGGCGCGTGAGGCTACCGCCTACCTCGACGGCGTCTGGGGCTCGCTCTATCGGGGCAGCCGCAAGACCACGACCCAAGGTCTGCTCTGGCCGCGCGTGAGCCGCGCCGTGCTGGATCCGACGCTCTACGACAGCCTCGACGACTTCGAAGCCGCTCAGGCCGAGACGGACGCGCCAATCATAGGAGCCGATGGCCTGGAGCTGGCCGCCCTGCCGGCTCAGATCGTCACCGCCGCGATCGAACTCGCCGCCCGGGCCCTGACCGCGCGGCTGGCGCAGGACAAGACTGAGACCGGTTGGCTGAAGCGCGAGAAGGTCGGACCGATCGAGACCGAATGGGGCTCTGGCGGTGTTCCTGGCGGCTCCTACGGGTTCATCGACGACATGCTCCGCCCCGTCCTCATCGGGCAGCGCAACGCTTCGTGGGCATGGGCGTGACGGCCTACGATCTCCGGGCTCAGGCAACCGCCGCCGCCAAGCTCGCGCCTGTCGCGCGGGGCGGGAAGGGCCAGGCCGTCACCCTGACCTGGCAAGCCTCGTCCACCTACAATCCGGACACGGGCGCGAGCACCACGCCCAGCCCTGTAACCCAGGCCTGTAGCGGCATCGAGGAGCAGTACGCCGCATTCTTCGTCAACGGGTCCAGCGTCCTGACCGGCGACACCAAGTTCATGCTGTCGCCGCTGACTGTCGCCGGCGCCGTGGTCGACCTGCACGAAGGCGAGAAGGGCAAGATGACCCTCACCCTCGCCGACGGCTCGGTAAAGTCTGTGATCCGGTCAGAGCCGTTCCGGCCGGCCGGGGCACTGGTGTTCGCCTACTTGCAGCTCAGGGGGGCGTGATGGGCTTTGCTGGCGTCATGGAGGCCTTCGCCGAGAAGGCGATGACCAACTACGACCGTGTCGTGCGCGAGACGGTGATCGAAGCCGGCGACCGCACCGTGACGTACCTGTCTCCGGTGGGCGATCCCACGCTCTGGATCTCCGCGCCGCCCGCCGACTACCGCCCCGGCGACTTCCGAGGCAACTGGTTCTATTCGCTGGACCGGGTCAGCAACGCCACCCACGACGGGATTGGAATCACCGAGGTCAACAACCTTTCGGCCATGCCCGTCGAGGCCGGCGGTCATGTCCACTACCTGTCGAACAATCTCAGCTACAGCGTCGCCCTGGAGCGCGGCCATTCCACCCAGGCGCCGGCCGGGATCATCGCTGTCATCAACGTCGAGCTGCCCGACATCGCCTATCGGCAGGCGAGGGCGCTCACGTGAGCCGCCCCAAGATCCGCCGGGCGCTGGAGACCGCCGTTGCCGCCCTGAGCCCCGCCCTGGCGACCCAGTGGGAGAACAAGGCCTACGCCCCGGTCGACGGCACGCCCTACCAGCGGGTGTGGTTCATTTGGGCTGAGCCGCTGAACGACGAGTTCGGCAAGGCCTGCGTGGAGCAGGGCGTTCTCGACATCTCGCTCCGCTACCCGACCGACGCAGGTCCCGTGACCGCTGAAGCGCGCGCCGAACTGATCCGCGAATCCTTCCCGCGCGGGGCATCCTTTACCTCGGGCGGGCTGACCACCACGATCACCCGCACGGCGGAGATCGCCACCGGCGCCATCGCCGACGGCCGCTACATCGTCCCGGTGCGCATCCGCTTCCACGCCTACCTCCAGAACTGAACGGCCCCACGGCCGCCAGACGACGCCCTCGGACATGCGCCGAGCGTCCCGCATGTCCCAACCCCACATCGATAGGAGATCGCCATGACGGTCGCTCAGGGCATCAATAAAGTCGTCAGCTATAAGAAGCAGTCCGGCCTCGGCACGGCGGCTTCGGGCGCTGGCGGGCAAAAGTACCGCCGGCGCACCTCGGTTTTCACCAAGCCGAAGGACACGTTCGAGAACAACGAGATCGTTTCGCACCAACAGGACACCGGCGTCAGCTTCGGCGGCACGAAGCCGATGGGCAAGGTGGACGGTCTGCTCTCGCCGGGCGCCTATTCGGACTGGTTCGCCTCCCTGGTCCGCCGCAACTTCGCGGCCATCACGGCCACGTCGGGCGCCTCGATCACCATCGCCGGTTCAGGCCCGACCTATACCATCACCCGCGCGGCCGGCTCCTGGCTGACCGACGGCGTCAAGATCGGCCACGTCGGGCGCCTGTCCGTGGGCTCCTTCAACGCCGCCAACCTGCTGAAGAACCTTCTGGTGGTCAGCGAGACGGCCACCGTCCTGACGGTTCGGCCTCTGAACGGCGTGGCCATGGTCGCGGAGGGGCCGATCGCGACCTCGACCTTCACCGTCATTGGCAAGACCACCTACGCCCCCACCACGGGCCACACCAGCGACTACTACACGTTCGAGCAGTACTTCGCCGACCTGGTCCGCTCGGAAACCTTCACGGATGCGATGATCGCCAAGGCCGACCTGAACGTCTCGGCGAGCGGCAACACCAGCGTGACCTTCGACATCCCGGCCCTGGCCCGAGTCCTCGGCACATCCCAGGTCTTGACGTCGCCATCGGCGGAGATCGGCAACGACGTCGTGACCGGCGCCTTCGGCTCGGTGATCTGCAACGGCTCGGTCGTTGCCAACATCACCAGCTTCACGGTCTCGATCGACGGCACGACCACGCACTCCGACCTGGTCCTCGGCTCCACCGTGGCCGACGACATGCAGCGGGGCCGGATCAGGGTCACTGGTTCGTTCACCGCCAAGTTCGACGGCGTGACCCTGCAGACCATCGTCGACGCGGGTTCTGTGACCAGCATCGTCCTCGGCCTAGCCGAAGATCTGACCGGTACGGCCGATTTCGTGGTCTTCACCTTGCCGACGATCAAGCTCACCGGCGACGACCACGACGACGGCGAAAAGCAGGTGCTCCGGACCTATCCGTTCGTCGCTCAGTACAACTCAGCCGGCGGATCGGGCATCTCGTCGGAGCAGACGATCCTCGGCATCCAAGACAGCGCCGCGGCGTGATAGACGCCCGGCCGCGAGGGCAGTGCGTCGCGGCAATCCCCTCCCTCAACTCAGCGCCAGGGTAGCGCCCTGGCGTCCTTTTCAAGGACACCGCCATGACCAAAACCCTTTCCCTCTCCGCCCTGAGCGCGGTCGCCGCCAGCGATACGCCGTTCGAGATCGAATACGTCCTGCCGAATGGGGAGGGCTCTGGCGTCTTTCTGTCAGTCCTGGGCGGTCAGTCCGCCACGGTCCAGGAGGCGGTCAACAAGATGGTGAACGACCGGCGCCGGAAGCAGGCCGCCGCCGAGGCGCTGAAGAAGGGCCCGGACAAGGCCGACTTCACTCCGATCGAGGACGACATCGCCTTTGGCCACCGCCTGACCGCCGTCCGCCTGGTCGGCTGGCGCGGCATCACCGAAGACTGGTCGGCCGAGAACGCGCTTACCCTGGTCCGCAGCAACGCAGACATCGCCGAACAGATCACCTCGGCCTCGAACAACCTCGCAAATTTTATGAAGGCCTCGCCGAAGGCCTAGCCGCCTTCGCGAGGGAGCAGTTCGAGCTAGGGGTTCGCCAGGATGACGGCGAACCCCTCCGGGTCCACCTTGAGAACGACGCCCAGCAGGGCGATCCGGACTCCATCTGGCGCCTTGCCAACCCGCCACCTCTATCGCCGCACGTCGCGCATATCTGGGCTTGGTACGCAGATCTCTGCCAGACCCGACCTTCCGGAGGCTTTGGACCATCGCGCCTGCCGAGGCTTGAAATCCAGGCCTGGGAACGGGACGAGGGCGTCCGGATTGAGCCGTGGGAGCGGCGAGCCATCATGCGGCTCGATGCGCTGCACCTAGCGATCCTGTCGGAAAAGAAGGGCTAGGGCTTCCTGGCCAGCGCCTCGGCGAGCATTGCACCGCCGGTGAAGAGCCGGCGGTGCACCTCTCCCCAAGTCCCGAACGTGTGGCCGCACTCGCCGCACCAGAACGGCTCGTTTTCGGGCGCCTGCATCTCCGGGTGCATCCACTCCGCGTGGCCCTTGGGACAGGTGACCGTCAGCCCTTCGGCGACGGCCTCCTCGTCGATCTCGATCCTGATCTCGTCGCGCTTGAAGCCCATGCGCGGACCCTAGCACCGATTAGGCCGGCAGCCCAGCAAGCGGGCGCGCCTACAGCGTAGAGGAGGCCATGATGAGCGTCGAAATCGCCTCTCTACGCATCGAAATCGACGCGACCGACGCCAAAACGGCCAAGGTCTCGCTTGATGACCTGACCAAGTCGGGCGCGACGCTTGAACAGCAGGCGGGGAAGCTGTCGCGTAGCCAACGGGACGTTGGTGTGTCCCACGGCCTGGCGGGTACCGCTGCGGGCCAGGCCGAGAAGTCCATGCGCGCCCTGGCGGCCGTCTATGGCGACGCCCGCGACAGCCTTGGCCGGTTCACCAAGGTAGATGGCAGTTTCCGGGCTTCTCAGGAGGCCACGGCGCTGATGATGATCCGCAACGCCCAGGCGGCGGCCACGCTGGCCCGTCAGCAGGAGCAAGCGGCAAAGGCGGTAGCGAAGGCCGACGCCGACGCGGCCCGCGTCCGCGAAAGCGCATGGAGGCAATCCCAAGCCGTCGAAGCCGAAGTCATGCGCGAGCGAGTCCAGCTCGCGCGGGCGGCAGAGGCGGCGGAGGCGCAGGCGGCGGCCACGACGGCGTCTTATACCGCGAAAGTGGCGAGCCTGAAGGCTCAACTCGACCCCTTCGCCGCCGTTCAACTCAAGTTGGCGCAGAACACCCGGCTTCTTGACGAGGCTCTAACGCATGGGGCGATCACGGCGGATCAACACGCCACAGCGCTGAGTCAGGTCACGCGCGCGGCGCTGGCGGACGTTCAGGCCATTAACGGCCTGCATGGGGCAAACACCGTTGCTGGCGGCTCGATGAAGACGCTTCAGCAACTTTCCCTCAACACTGGTCGGCAGTTGACCGACATGGGAGTCCAGATTTCCGGCGGGCAGTCCTTCGGGCTGATCCTAATTCAACAATTGCCGCAGATCATTGATGGTTTCCAAGTGGCCAAGCTGCAAGGGCTCGGCTTCAAGGCGGCGCTTGCGGGCATGGCGGCCGAGGCCGTGCCTCTCATTGCGCTCTTCGGGCCTTGGGTCGCCGGGCTCGCCGCCGTCGGGGCGGGCGTGTTCTATCTGGTGAACCAGCATAACAAGCAGGCCAAGGCCATCAAGGATCTCAATGCAGAACTGGTGAAGCAGCGCCAGGAACTGGAAAGCATCTCTCCGCTGATTCTCAACAGCGGCCATAATGCCGATCTCGCCAGCGAAGGTCTGAAGAATTTCGACACGTGGCTCAGGAACACCAATGTGTCTCTGGCTGAGCAAAACCGCCTTCTGCGAGAGAACACCCTAAACAAGCTCAACGAACAGGCCACGAAGGCGGCTGAGGAATACAGCAAGGCCCAGAAGGCGTTCGACAAGATCAACAAGCCTGGCCCGTCGATCGCTTCCTCCGGCGGCCAGGGCAGCTTTAGCGCCGTTGCGCCCGCGCAGGCCAGAGACCCGAAGAATAACCCCTTCTATAAGGAGGCGGCCGAAAACCTTCGGATCGCCAAACAGTCCTATGAGGGGATCAACGAGTATCGCAACAAGGCCTATCTCGCGCCGGTGGCGGCGTTCGGCAGTCAGGCGGCAGGCGCCACCAAGGCGGCCAAAGCCGTCCGAGACGTCACCAAGGCCACGGAAGAGTACACTCGCTTCGCGGCGCCGATCCAAGAAGATCAGCTAATCAAGGCGAAGGATGAGATCTATCCCGAGCTGGCTCAAGCCATTCAGGCGACCGAAAAGCGCCAAAAAGATCTCAACGCAGCGGCGAACGACAACATCACGACCTTCGACGAGGCAACCAAGGGCCAGGTCCGCTTCTCGTCGGTGCTTGAGAAGGTAGCCATCGACCTTGAGGATGCCGCGTCGGTCAGCCGAAACCTGAGCTATGACGTCGAGGACATCGCCCGCGCTATCAACGGCAATGACTGGACTTCAGCCTTTGCAGGGCTTGCGCGGGTGCTTTTGCAGGTCGAGACGGCCTTCAAGACGGCTAAGACCGCGCAGGACCAGTTCAACGCCGTCGCCATGGTCGGGCAGGTGGCGGGCAGCGCCATCGGCGGCAAGGGCGGATCGGCGCTGAGTGGTGCTGCTAGTGGGCTGGCGGCGGGCGCGACGATCGGTTCGATTATTCCTGGCGTAGGCACAGCGGTCGGCGCGGCAGTAGGCGCCGTCATTGGCGGCCTCGGCGGCCTGTTCGGCGGTTCATCGGCCAAGAAGAAGGCCAAGGCTCAGGCCGCCGCCCAAGCTGCCGCTGAAGAGGCGCAGCGCCAGGACCAGATCGCCGAATCCACCTACAGCATCAACCTCGCGATCCTTCAGGCTCAGGGCAAGGCCGAGGAAGCGCTGGCCATGTCCCGCCAGCACGAGTTGGACGCGCTGGGCAAGCTGTCGCCGTCGCTGGTCGATCTGCAGAAGCAGCTCTACGCCGCCGAAGATGCGGAGAAGGCCGCCACCAAGGCCGCCGAGCACGCCGCTGCGGTCCAGGCGCGCCAGGACTCGATCCAAGATGAGATCGACAAGCTAACCCTGTCGTCGAGCGATCTGCTCGCAGCGTCACGGGCGAAGGAGCGCGCCGAAGCGGTCGCGTTGGATCCGGCCCTCGGCGCGCTGATCGACAAGCTGTTCGGCCTGCAGGATGCGGCGACAGCGGCGGAGACCGCGACCGCAGCCGCCGAGGCCCAAGCCAAGGCCGTCAATGACGCCTACACCGAGCAACAGCGGATCGCCGAATATCTGGCCAATGAATCCCTGGCCTCGGTGACCTCGGCTTACGAGAAGCAAACCGCAGCGATCCAGGGTGTCAATGACGCCATCGGGTCAAGCGTCAAGACGCTCGACGACATGACGAAGTCGCTGCTGGCGTTCCAGAACGAGCTTGACCTGGGAGAAGGCGGCAATGGCGCGGCGGGTTATGAGCGCGCCAAGGCGGCGCTTCTCGCGGCGTCCGGCCCCAACGCCAGTTCGGATCAGTTGCGCGCCATCCCTGAACTCGGCAAGGCCTTCCTCGCCGCCTCGGAGGCGACGCAGTCGACCAGCATCGGCCACGCCCGCGACGTCGCCTTGGTGCGCGCGATCGTCGGCCAAGGTTTGTCTGCGACCCAGAACATCGCTTCAGGTCAAGGCTGGATCGCCAAGATCATGCAGCAGCAGGCGATGGGCCTGACGGGCTTCGCCACCGGCGGCAGCTTCACGGTCGGCGGTTCGGGCGCGCCGGACTCCAAGATGTTCAACCTGGCCCTGTCGCCCGGCGAGATGGTCAACGTCACCCGGCCGGGATCGAACGACAATTCCATGGCTGCCGCCATTCGGGATTTGGCCGCAGAGGTGAGTTCGCTCAGGGCCGAGCTGGTGGCGATCAAGTCCAACACGGGCGCGACCGCCAGCAACACCGAAGAGACCCACGGCTTCCTGAGAAACGGGACGCTTTCGGTCGTGCAGGAGGCTTAAGCCATGGCGACCTGCACCCCGCCGATCCCCATCACCGACAAAATCCTGACCGCCTGCTCCGTGGCCGAGCCGAGCACGGGCGAAGCGGCCTGGGCGTCAGGAACGACCTACGCCGCCGGCGCGAAGGCGATCATCGGTCGCCCATCCGCGACGGTGACGATCACCATTGCCGCGCCAGGCGTCGTCACGATGACGGGCCACGGCCTGCCGAACGGAACGCCGGTCATACTGACCACCACGGGAGCGCTTCCGACGGGCCTGACGGCCGGCGACATCTACTATGCGGTCAACCGCGCGACGGACACGTTTCAGCTATCGACCACGGTCGATGGCGCCCCGATCACCACGACGGGGTCCCAAAGCGGCGTTCACACCGCTGCCGCCTCGGTCCACCGCCTCTACGAGAGCGTGACCGGGAGCAACGTCGGGAACCCGCCCGCCATCGACGACGGTACGAAATGGCTTGACCTTGGCCCGACCAACCTGTGGTCGATGTTCGATCTCTATCGGCCGAGCATCACCTGGGCGACGTCGCCCGTGACCTTCACCTTGACGCCGGGGAGGCGGGTCCGCTCGATCTTCCTGGGGAGCATGCTTGCCGATCAGGTCGATGTCGTCATGAAGGTCTCCGGATCGCCGGTCTACACCGCGACCCGAACCCTGCTGACCCGCAAGACGATCACCTACACCGACTTCTGCTTCAAGCCGTTCACCCAAAAGCCGTCGGTTCAGTTGCTCGACCTGCCGCCCTACACCGCGGCCACGATCGAGGTGACGATTACCCGCGCCAACGGCCCGGTCGGTATCGGCGAAGTCGTGATCGGAAACCCCGTCTATCTGGGCAAGACCCAGCACGGCGCGGAGGCCAAGACGCGAAACTACACCAAGTTCGACCGCAACACCGATGGAACGCCCACGGCGCCGGTGCGTAGGCGAAACGTCCCGACCTCGGCCCAAACGATCTGGTTCGACAAGGAAAACGCGCAGATCCTGACCGAACTGCGCGACGCCACCAACGGTGTTGTCGCGGTGTGGTCCGGCCTGGACGACGACACCAGCCCCTATTTCGAGCCGGTCCTGATCCTGGGCCTGGCCACGACCTTCGACATCAATCTGGCCCAACCCAACACCGGCATCCTGTCGCTGGTGGCCGAGGAGTACTGATCATGCCCGCCGGCATCACCGACCTGCCGACACCGCCGTCGATCTCGGATCCGACGAACTTCGACACCAGAATGGACGCGCTGCTCAACGCGCTGCCGACCTTCGTCACCGAGGCCAATGCCTACGCGCTCTACCTCGCAGGCGCGGCAACCCCTGGCGCGATCACCATCCCCTATACCTTCAGCACCACCACGACCGATAGCGATCCCGGCGCCGGCGTGGTTCGGCTGAGCAACGCGACGCAGAACGCATCAACGGTCATTCGAGCTGACCTGGTCGACGGAGTCGCCACTACGGTGACGGCGTTGCTGGACGCCATGGATGACAGCACGTCGACCACCAAGGGCTATTTGCGCCTGACGAAAGTCGGTGACGGCTCGAAGTGGCTGGTCTTCGCCGTGACAGCCGTGGCGACCCCGAGCGGCTATCGCAACATCGCCGTTTCCGTCGTAGCGGGATCCGCTTCGAGCCCGTTCACCAACGGTGACATGGTCCTACTGACCTTCACGCCTAATGGGGACAAGGGCGATACGGGCGCGGTGCCGGATTTGGGTCCCCATCTGATCGTGCGCGATGAAAAGGCATCAGGAACGGGGGGCGGAGCGGCGTCTGGGGGCGCGTGGAACCAGCGCACGTTGAATACTGTCGACCTCAATTCCATCCCTGGCGCGTCGCTAGGTTCGAACCAGATCACGCTCCCCGCAGGGACTTACTATATCCAGGCTCGCGCCCCCGCCTACGGCGTCGATGGCGCCGTTCTGCGCTGGTACAATGTCACGGACTCGGCGATCACTCTGGTTGGTGATCTTGCGGTGGCCACGGCTATCGCGGGGACCTATTTCAGCGAAGCCAGGCTCCACCTTTCCAACGTGTTCACGATCGCAGGAGCCAAGGCCTTCCGGCTCGAACAGTATTGCAATTCGGCCAAGAGCGATGGTCTTGGGTATTCACCCGGTAGCGTGCCGGGGGTTCCGGAGACCTACTCCATTGTGCAGATCTGGAAAAAGTAGGCGGTTCGCAGCAGCGCAGCCCTAGCGAATTTAGCGGATATTCTGATAAGTGCCGGCATGGACTGGACTCGCCCTATCAAGGTGACGCTGACGGCGGATGCGACGCCGATGCAGAGGCTTTCACTGTTCATCGGGCACTTCGATTGCCGGTTTTACTTGAATGACGACGCCTATATCGACGTTGGGGCCGGATCGCTCGCGCTGATCGATAATGTCCATGTTGGCCCCGACAGGTCGGGCGGAATGCTCGGCGAGATAGGGCGATGGTGCGAATTCCACCAGACCGCGCGCATCCAGGTGCGCGGTGCTCACGCGAACCAGAGGCCCGTCAATATTACCTTTTCCGCCTTGAGCGTCATGGGGGGCTTTGGCCAAGGTCTCGATGATCCTGCGCCGTTCAGCATTGGAAATGGCGTCGTGCTCTCGGCCGGCGTTCACGTGCTCGACGGCGCGATCATTGGTGATGGTTCCGTGGTTGGCGCCGGCGCGGTAGTCGCCGGAAGCCTGGACGCGCGGAGTATTTTCGGCGGTGTGCCTGCGCGGAAAATCGGCTCGCGCCCAGAGTTCGCCCCATGGTGGGACTTCGAGGTCTCGTACCTATTGGCGAACAAGGCAGGCCTCCAAGATCTGGCGGCCGACGTCGCCGCGGCGCACATCTACCGCGCGGAAAAGCCAAAGTTCGCCGTCCGCCTCGCGGGTGGAGCCCTGTCGATTACGGGGTTTGTCGAGCGCGGCGCGCTTAAGCCCCTGGACGAAGCGCCGGAGCCGGTGCGCAATTACCTTGTCCAGGCCTTTTCAGACGAAGCCCCCTACTGGCTAGCCGATTGCTGGCCTGACTAGGCCTGATTTCAAGATCAACGACCCAATAGTTGCCGGATCGGCCTGACCGACCGGGCGAACCGGATTCGCCTCGACCTTTCCACATCGGAGATCTCCCCATGATCCACCTGCTCAAGCGGGCGGCGATCGGCTGCGCGCTAGCGCTCGGCCTGATCTCGGCCGCGCCGGCCCTGGCCGACTGCACCACGGCGACGACGCCGAACACTGTCGGCACGACAGCGAACGCCACCTATGAGGCGACGAAGAAGACCTGTGAGGCCGTGTCCGGCGTCTCCGGCCTGGCCGCCTCTGGCGTCACCGCTGTCACTGGCACTCTGGCCACCAACACCATCTCGGCGACCTTCGCCCCGATTGCTGGTCGGACGTACTACGTCACCCTCAGTGGGACGGGGTCGGCGACCGTGATGGTGATCTACAGCCGTGACGCTGGCGCGACCTGGGCCCCCGAGGCGACGGGCGTCGATGGCTCGGCTCCCATCGTGATGAACAAGATCGCCTATGCGGGCCTGCCGGTCCGGGTCCCGCTCTCCGTCTCTGAAAGCGGCGTCCTAACGGCCCTCTGCCCCGGCACGATGTCCAGCGGTACGGCCTGCGCCGGCACCGTCACCGGCACCGTCCCCTTCGGCTTCACCCAGTAGGAGGCGACCATGAAGAGCTTCATGAAGCGCACCCTGCATTGGTGGGGGCGGGAGCGGAATAGGCGCTGGGCGGCTGAGCGCACGAAGTTGTTCCTTGGCCACCATGCCCACGTCTGGGCGGTCGCCTCGCTGGTCCTGCTGGCCAGTGCGGGGGTTCCGCTCGCCCAGGATGGTCGCGTGGGCGGCGCCTACGCCATGGCCGCTCGCGCCAACACCTCATCCGGGATCCAGGCGGCCGGCGGTCAGGTCAAGCAGTGGCGCGTGATCGCGTCGAAGATCGGCGTCCTGGGCAACACCGACAGCACTGGCGTTTCGGATGGCGTCGCGACCTCCGAGACCAGCCGAGACTCGATCATCACGACAGCGTACGCCGCGAGCGACCTTCGCTTCGGTTTCGACAACTACCGGGTCAATGCGGGCGGCGAGGCGGTGTCGTCCAATGACATCACGGTCCGGGCTTCGGTCGAGATCGGCGGCGTTTCCTATCCTCTCTACGTGAACGGGCGACGATCGTTCACCCTTGAGCCGGGCGCGTCGTTCGTTCTCACCGACCCGCTCAGTGTCGACGTTCCCGCCAATACGACGATCTATCACCGGACCTACGTCAGCGTGTCGTCGGGCGGTGTCTGGCCGCGCGGGCGGTTTGGTCGGAACAACCGAGTGGGCGGCATCACGGCCGGCGCCGACGACACGGCCGGGTTCGGTGTTTTACCGAACGACCAGGGAAGCTTCATCTACGGCCCCTCGCTCGTTCTTGGGAGGGTCGTCGGAAGCAATATCCCGTGCACTGTCATCGTCGGAGACAGCCTCGCGGCCGGCCAAAACGACACCGGCGACAGCAACGGCGCTGTCGGCTTCATCGAGAGGGCGTTAACCGGGCGGGTTGCCTACACGACCCTCACCAAGTCGGGCGCTCTCCTCAGCTCGTTCAATGGGTCCCACACCCGTTCGTTGTCGCGCAACACCGAGTTCTGCACGACCGCGATCCTGGAGCTGGCCTCAAACGACATCTTCGGCTCGCATGTCAGCCTGGCCACGGTTTCGGCGCGGACGATCACCGCCGTCAACCTGCTGAAGGCGCGGGGCCTGAAGGTCTATCTGACCACCATCCTGCCCCGCTCCAGCGGTGGCGTTCAAAGCAACCCCACGGACAGCGCCACGACGGCGGCGCACAACGATAACATCCGCAGCAATGCCTACGGCGCTGACGGGTATTTCGAGTGCGCAGACGTGGCCGAGACCGCTAGGAACTCGGGCCTTTGGAAGCCGGCAATCCAACCGGCCGACGCCATCCACCCGAACGGGACGGGCTATCAGACCCTCTCGGCCTGCATCGACATCACCAAGCTGCAGTAGCTCACCAGTGGCGGTCCTCGAATTGATCTTCGTCGGTCCGTTCATCCCTGAGCAGGTTCCGCAGCGCGGCCCATAGCTGTTTTAGAAATTCCCCCATCGACGATGTAGGCGCCTAGCTTGGCCATTCGTCAAGGCTAGCGCTCCCACCTCCCGGAGATCCCCCATGACCACCCAACTCCGCCGCCTGGCGGGAATGATGCTGCATGTCCTGATTGCAGCCGTAATCGGCCTCGCGCCGGTCGCTGCGAGCGCCCAGTCCGACACGCGGGCCGGCAACGCCTTGGGCATGGCGGGCAAGGCGGTTAACGACCTGACCGCCGCCGCTGGCGCTGAGCTGCAATATCAGCACTACGGCCAAGCCCAGGTCATCCAGGACGTAGACCTGGACCAGACGACGCCGATCCGGAACGTCGCTCGCTACACCGAAGATCTGACCTGGGCGTACTGGATCGTCACCGGCGCGGCCAAAACCGGAACGACCAAAACTGCGATCGTCGACGGGCGGGCGATCACGCTCTCGGAAATCACGGCGACCAGCTTCAACAACAGCTTGGAGTCTCGCTTCAGTGCGGCGTCGCTGACGCCATTCGTCGTCGGTAAAAAGTATCTTCTCTCCTACTATGTTTGGTCGGCGGATCCTCAGTGGTTCTGGATGCGCGCGGTGGCCACAACCGGGTCTTTGGGTCATGGCGCTCTCGCTGCCCCCAAAGGGGTATTGACCCGTGTGTGGACAGTGTTCACGGCGACCTCGACTTCGCTCGTGGATGCCGGCCTTGACCCGACCGTTACCATGGGCAGCGGCACGGCCCAAAACCCCACGGTTTTTCAGCTCGGGTCCACCCAGAGCCCGGCGGCGAGCATCTATGTCGGCGGCTTCCAGATCGAGGCCGTGCCGGACAGCTACAAGCCGGGCGTTGCTCTGATCGGCGACAGCACCGACGCGGGGTCGTCAGGCAAGATCGACACGCCAAGGGACTTCCGTCTCCAGGATAACCGCGAGATTTCGACCGTCCTCGGGGCGCTGCTCCGCGTGCCGTTCTTCAACCGCGCCGTTGGCGGCGAGCGGTGCGACCAGATGGACACCCGTTGGGCCACCGACATGACGCCGCTCAAGGCGTGGGCGGCTCACAGCGCCATTCGGTGCGGGATCAACGATATCGGTCAAGGCCGGACCTTCTCGCAGATCCAGGCGTCGATCACGTCAATGGTCAACAAGTCGAACACCGACGGTATGACGCCGATGGTGTTCACCATCACGCCGACGGCGACGATCGGCGCGAACCCGACGATGGAGGCGCTTCGCCAGCAGGTGAACGCCTGGGTCAAGGCCACCTACAACGCTTGTGATGTCGCGGCTGCTGTCGAAGACCCAGCAAACCCCGGCTATTTGCGGCCGGAATGGTGGGGCGACGGGACCCACTTCGTCGGGATCGGCAAGACCTCGGCCGCGCGCTACATCGTGAAGAACTGCGACTTCAGCTGGCGCGTCACGCCAGGCACGTATCAGCAGATTTTCCGGTAGATCGCCCAGCGGCGCAATTCCTCCAGGCGGCCGGCGGGGCGGCTTGGTCAATCCTTCCTGACATCCTGGAGGTCCGAATGGACGTCAAGAACCGGGCGCAAGCCGCGCTCGTAGGCCTCGCTGTGGCGGCGCTTTATGCTGGCTTCGCCCTGGTCGCCTTCATCTTCGCCGAGCCTCCGCCCGATAAGCGGAAGGTGACGCGGGCCGTCGCAGAGAAGGTGCTCGTCGTCTTCTCCGGCGCAGGCCTGGCGATGTTGAGCGCGCCTTGGGCGGCCGACCTCACGAACGCCGTCTTGGCGATGAGCCCGGTGAAACTGGCCTTCAAGGTCGATCCGATGACCGCCGCCGCCGTGGTGTCGGGCCTCACTGTCGTTCTGATCGCCGATCCCACGGCCCGCCAACGCCTGTTCGCGTGGGTTAAGGCCAAAGTTCCGGGGGGCGTGTGAGATGGCCGCCCTGCAGGTCATCGGCGTCGCCCTGGCCCTCGTGGCCGTTGCGGCGCTCGCTCTCTCCGCCCGAATGCTTGGCGACGAGGCTAAGGGCTGGCGGGAGGCGAGTTTCCAGTACATCGCTGGCCTCGACCTCTTGGCTCTGTTCTGGCTGGTGGCGGCCTTCGTCGGCGCCAGGTCGAAGGCGGTCATCACCGTCCCCTCAGTGCTATTCGCCGCCGCCTTCGCTCTTGGGGGCCTGCTGCTGCTGGCTTGGATCTGGCGCCACCGGCCGGCGCGAGCCCGCGGCTCGGAGCGGAACGGATGAGCGCCGCCACCGACGTCAAGGATCTGCTCAAGCCTGAGTACGAAGACCTGGTGACGGCGAGGCAATGGCAAATTCTCAAGGCCATCGACAAGCACGGCGGCCAGGCCGGGGCGGCCAAGGCCCTCGGCCTGGCGACCAACGCCGTCCACGAGCAATACCACGCCGCTCGGAAGAAGCTGGCCAAGCACGGCCACGCGCCGGGCCACTTCAACGAAGGCGTGGCGCCGGGCTACCGGATGGGCCTTGTCACGGTCCAGCGGGGTGCGGCCGGCGTCGTCGAGCGAACCTGGGAGCGTCAATCGCCAGAGGCCGAGGCGGTACAGGAGATGATCCGCGAAGGCGTGAAGGCGTTCATGGAGGCGCCGGTAGTCACACCACCATTCATCTGCCCCGATGCAGAACAAGACGTCATACCGTGGATCCAGATCGGAGACGCGCATATCGGAATGCTGGCTCATGAGGCCGAGGCCGGCGCTGATTTCAACGTGGAAATCGCTCAACGTGAAATGTGCGCAGCGTTCAAGCTTCTCATCGACCAAGTCGAGCCCTGCGAGCGCCTAGTCATTAATGACCTTGGCGACCGTGATCACGTCGAGAACACCGAGAAGCTGACGGCCAGGTCTCGCGTCCCGCTGGACGCCCAGCGCCCCCGCTTGATGATCCGGACGTCGAGTAAGGTGATGCGGTTCGTCATTGACCTAGCACTCACCAAGGCCAGGTTCGTCGACGTCATCATCAATCAGGGTAACCACAGCCGCTTTGGTGATCTCTACATGAACGAGCTTCTACAGGTGGCCTACGCCCCCTGCGGCCGCGTGAATGTCATAGACAACGAGAGCGTTTTCATCGGCTACCGCATGGGGAAAACGCTAGTGATGACCCATCACAGCGACCGCTGCCCCGTGGATCGTCTGGCCGGCGTGATGATGAGCGACTTCAAGCAGGACTTCGCCGAGACGGAATTCCACTATATCGACATAGGTCACATTCATCACAAGACCGCCGTGAAGGAACGGGACGGCATCGTCATCGAGTCGTGGAACACCCTCGCGCGGGGTGACAGGTGGCACAAGGAAAGCGGCTACCGTGCTCGGCAGAGCATGTCCTTAGTTTTTCGCAGCCGCACTTATGGCGATGTAGGAAGGCGCACTGTGCCCATCGAGATGGTCTATGACGCCATTAGGCGTGGTCACGATGCCGCGGGAGCTTCCTTCATTCCAAAGGAGCGCCGCGCGTTCGCCGCCTAGATATTCGACCATCGCACACGGTTCACGATGAGAGACACCATCGGACGGGAAATGCCAAACCGCGCCGCAATCGCAC